TTATAATAATTTAATTGTCCGCGGTAATCCTTCTTGCCATGTTACGTAATTCTTTTCTCTTAACCTATCCAGCAGCCCCTTTACCGAACTGGTGGACCGCAAACCAAGTTCCTCCATTAACTCCCGATGTGTTGGGGCCACTCCATACTGATTTAAGAAATTCGATATCGCGTTTAAAGCATCTTCTTGCCTTTTTGTAAGATTACGCATGATTGCTGATTCCCCTTCTATAATTAGAGGGGGCCACAGCGAGAATATTATCCATCCTGAAAGTTTTTGTCTGTCTACTTTTAAAACAGAACGCACGAATGTATTGATTCTTGATTTGATGTACTATGATTGCTCTCTTCGATATTGTCCCATCATTCTTTATGTAGATCATGTCCAGCGTTGATTTTTCATTTAATGAGCGGTTTAACAATGAATGCAAGCTGCGCCCCCTCCTTCTTTACTATTATTTTATACGAACCTTTGTTCTACATCAAGTTGAAAAGGGAATGTTTGTTCTGGTATTATTTACTCGAGGAGGTATTTCGAATGAATGATTTCGAGCGGAAAGTGTACCGGATAATCTTTAACATGACCCAATTCGGGAAAGATCCCTCCTTGGATGAGTTGAAGAGGAAAACCGGTAAAGATGAACAGACTATACGTGAAGCGGTCAAGAACCTTATGCGGCAGCGGATGTTGAAATGGAATAAGAAAAAAAACAGATGGATGTTTTGAATACATTATAATGAGGAAACTAAAAAAGCCTTTTCCGAAGAAAAGGCGTAAGCTATTCAAGTTTGAAGGCGATCTGAAGCTACTTTGATTGTATCTTGTGCTTGTTTTTCTACTGAGTTCATACCCAATCCACATACTAAAGTCAATGACAGACCTAGGACGATGAAGATACTCTTTTTAAAATTCATACAGGCACTCTCCCCTTTGAATTTGTGTTTGCGTATCAACCATTTTTTTATGATAAAAATAAGAATTCTCAAACTCCCTTGAATCTGCGTAAACAGATGCAGTTTCGCAGGCAATATCTTCAACATATGAGTAATTCTTATTCTTCTCCAGATACTCAATTGTTTCATTAACTCCCTGTTGATCCACTGCATCCACATAAAGTGCCTTCAGATACCCCTGAAGATTTTCAAAAAGCTTATCGCCTTGATATACCGCGGCCGACAAACCTTTTTTGCTTGCTTGGATACCCTCAGCCATTTTCCCCTGTTTAAAAAGGAATTTTGCATAAGAAAATAAAGAGTGCGGCAAGTTGCTCAGTTTTGCTTTTTCGGTTATCTCAACTGCTTGCCTTAAAAATATCTCAGCCTTTTCATAGTCGCCCCTATCTCCGAAATTTGTACCCAAATTATAAAGGGCAGAACTAATCAATCTCTTGTTATCTAACTCTTTTGATAATTCAAGAGCCTTTTCAAGATGCGGCTGACTCTTCTCATAACGCTTAAAATCAATATAATTCCCTGATATGACAAATAGACATTGAATTTTCCGGACCTTATACAACTCATACTGATCGTAAATATCGAGCGCTTGCTTTACGTGATGCATAGAGACGTGGCTTTGTTTCATACCGTAATATGCTTCAGCCAGTTTAAAATGAAACTCCGCTCTCTCAATTTCATCATGCACATGAACGAGTTGTTTTTCAGCCTCTCTATAAAAGCCGATCGCCTTTACATACTGCTTTTGATCAAATTCATACATGCCGCGGAAAAATAAAGAATAATAGCACAGCAGGCCGGAAATTCCTTTATTTGACGCTTCGATTTTTTCCAGCAGCTCGTCAATTGTCGGTCTCACACGGGTAGTCACCGGTTCTAAATAATCCAGCATGAGCTGATGGCGGAATTTCATGAGGGTGTAGTAAATCAGTAGATACTCGTCTTCTTCCATCTCATTGATTTCTTGTTCCACTTCCGCTTTCAAAATCTCCGCATCCGGAACACTGAACTGACGTATCATTTTGTACCATTCATTAATCTTAACGCCTACCTCTGATGATGGTAAAACAGAACTCACAAGGCCACTCCTCCTTTTATATAATATTCTAACATTTCCAAATTATGTTTAAACGAAAAAAAACCGCAAAATTCCATTCGGCTTGATCATAAATCTTAGTTTTGAGTTTTAAGTCTACAACAAAAAAAGCAGGCCTTATGCAGCCTGCTTTTTTTTGAGAAATTTATCTAAGATGAACATAAATAATGTGAATAACAGAGACATAATCAACATGTCTAGTATAGTTACATTAGAATTTTCTTTTACTAAGAAGAACCAGAGAAGTTGTAAAACGAAAGAAATCACAAAATACAATATGTACCTAATACTATTCATGTCAATCCATCCCTTCAATTATCCTTATTGTCCTATACAGCGTACACTGAACCACGCGAGACTCGCGGCTAAACCAACAACTCCACCTCTAACTGCATTTTTCCCTACAATTTTTATGATTTGAATAGCCGCTTCTTTCCACATTTTTTTTTCAAGTAATTTTTGCAGGCCTCCGGAAATAAAGCCAATCCCAGTGAAGTCGATGATTTTTTGTTTTAAGCAACCCATATAAGATGCTGTTGAGAAGTCACCGTCTGGGTTCGGAACACCTTTTAAATCTTCTTCAGTAAGTTTATCCCCATTAACCATTTTAACAAAGGCAACAATAGACGCAACGTTCTCAGGACCGAATTTTTCAGAGACTAATTGCTCATTCACGATGTACTTCCCATCTTTAAGAAGGGATGCTTCATCAAAAATGAACTGCATATCTTGTGCTAATTGATCCTCTTCAGATAAAGTTTTAGCATTTGCAAAAGGCGTAAATACCGCTAGAGATACAGCTAAAGCACAAAGCAAAGCAACAACAGACTTCCAATTTTTCTTTAAAGTACCCAAGTTTAACAACTCCTCCTTTGGAAATGATTTGAATTACCTATTATTGTTATATCATTTCCAACCACAACAAACAACCATATTTTACAAATTTTCATTGTCGAACTCTCTATTTCTCTTTTAACCTTTGGATTTCCTTAGCGATATTTTTCTAAATTGATACGATTCTCTTATCCTAATATCTTGAGGGTGTTTGTACTGGGGATTTCCAATATAAAATGAGGCATCTAACGTATTGTAATAAAGAAGATCAAAAATGGGACCCTTCCAATTGGAAGGGCATTTTTTATTTAAGAAGGGACTCAAGCTTCGTTTTCGTATTCGGTCCGTAAATACCATCCGCAGTCAATCCATACATGGACTGGAACCGTTTGACTGCATTTGCTGTCTTCGGTCCGTATGCACCATCTATTCCGTTATTCTTCGCCCCTTTGTCCGGATAGTAATAGAGAGCCGCCAGTGCTGTCTGAATCTGTTTCACGGCGGGTCCCTTTGTTAAGGGGCTTGTCACTTTAAAAATGCCAGCAGGTAGGCTGAATTTTGATTTTTGTTTTTTTGGCTTTGAGGCTGTTACTTTCTTCTTGCCGCCGCTTTTCAGCTCATTATCGCTTTTGATATAGGAGACATTCACATATCCGTGGAATGTCTGGCCTTTTGAATTGGTGTATTCAACATATCCCCATCCGTTGACAGTTGATCCAAGCTGATATTTTACAACCGTGCCATTCGGCAGGTTAAGCACCATGGAAGAAGAGGCGCTCCGTTGTGTACGTAAAACAAGGCCATCGCTTGAAACCACCGTGTTTTTGATGAATCTTCCTGTGTCTGTATGGGTGACATCCGGATTTGATACAGGCGCCGTTACAACCACACCATCCATTCGCTTTTCAACACGGGTCTTAAAATCGGCAAACCCTTTAGAGTTGCTTACCCACGGCTCCGGGCAGATTTTATGTGTAATGTCGTAATGTCGAACAATGTCACTGATTGGATCAAGTTTATACATTTTGCACAGCTCGGCACAAACTTGTTCTGCACGAGCAATGGTATCCGGATGGAAAGTGCCGTTCTTTTCAATGCAAAGCTCCACGCCGATAGATAAGAAATTCGCATTCGGCTTCAGCGCCGCGACACCTCGGTAAGGCTGCCCGTTGACGAATTGCTGAACGTCATTCGCATGATAGGCCACCTCATTCAACGGAATGATACAAATAGCCTCTGTACGATCGACAAAGATATGTGCAGATGCAAACGTCTGTTTCTTCTCAGACAGATTTCTGTTCTGTGCGGGGAGCGTTTGACCAAAGTATCTATAATGATTGGCAGCGGGCGCGCCGGGGTTTGCCGTGTAATGCACCACCAGTTTCTTCACGCCGTTATTTTTGATTCCCGGCCGCGTCCATTTATTAATATCAATATATTGGTTTCTGTATGCTGACATAAAAATCTCTCCTATTCTGTTTTGAAATATAAAAAGGCCGCCGAACGGTAGCCCTTACTTGGTCAAATCGTGCTGTTTTAAAACGGCTCTTTGCTTTTGGCCTTTTTCAGTCACATAGTTGTTTTTGAACCATGCTACAAGCGTAGTGCTGATAGTAAATATTACAGAGCCGGCAGTGTACAGCGCATCAGCAAGCTGATTCACTTGTGCGTCTGTGATATCCAAAGGTGATTTGCCAAACATCAACATTGTTTGGTTAATAAGCGCAATTAAAAGAAGCACCGTCCGGACGACCGTGCCTTTTTCAAATTTTTTCATGTATTTTCCTCCTTATTTCTGCAAAACAGTATAAAAAATAGCGATTGCGCCGCCAATAATGCCAGTGCATACCGCTGTAATGATAGCGCCAGTGATTGTGCGCTTGATCCAAGTTGTGTTCTCTTCGATCTTGTTGAGTTTTTCGTTTAATGTCATGATCTGCTGGTCTTGCCTATCGGAAACGCGTTCAAGAACATTTACGCGCTGTTCGATTGCTTTCTGACCTGTCTTCATTTCCATTATCTCTTTTTGTAATACATGCACATCTGGTACCTCCGTCACTTCTGACATTAGTACGCCCCCCTTTTATTACATCGTTTTCACCTCCTGTATGAGGCAATTAAAAAGGACAGCCGCTATTTTATGAGACGGCTGTCCCTTTTACGGAAAAGTTCCCATTATTTAAAGCGGTAATCTCCATCACGATCTCTTTGAATCCTGTAATATCAAAAGTCCAAGCTTCTGACTTCCCGACTGTGCTTATAGCCAGAGTGCCGTCGTCAACTTTTTGGCCGCGCAGCGGGCGTTTTGTTCCTGAAAGAGATTTCCCCCAGAACTTCAATTCACTTGTATCAGCCGTGCCATAGACTTCAATCAATAATGTTTTAAAGGAACCGACTTTCAAAATATTCCCCTCACCTGGGGTCTCCACTTTGTCATGAAAAACGATATCGGCTGTTTTAGCCTGTACACTTTCAAAATCAGCCGGATTAATCGCGATTCCTTGGGTTTCTACCTTTAAGCGGCCGTCTTTGGTTACATTGCTTGATGTAAATTCAAGCGGGAGCGGTTTATCAGATTCAATTGAGACTGAATCCCGAATCTTCACATCTCCCTGGCCTGCCCCGAGCGACTGATACAGTAAAAATTCTGATTGTTGCAGGTTACCATTCGCATATCTGAAGCGGTAGTATCTCTGTGATAAATCGACCCAATCAGTCTCTGATAGAGTATTGGCTTTCACTTCTAATGATGTGATGGTGGACCATGAAACATTATCGTTACTTTGCTCGATAAATAAAGTCCCTTCACGATCTGAATATGCAGCGCCTTTGATTTTAGAAATTAAGATCGGTCCCAATCTATCCTGGCCGTATTGGCTATAAGAATCTGTGGCCTTTAACGTTGCATTAGTCAGAAGTTCTGCTGTTCCTGAAATATCTGCAACTGGCTCAACAAAGTCGCTTTTCCCTTCTCTAAATGGTTTTACTGCGCCCGGCTTTCCCGCGGCATCCGTTGGAAAGGTAAATCCTAAAGATGACATAATTGTCCTCCTTCATAAAAGTTTTTATTTATTTGAGCAGATTTTTTTCAAACTTATGACAACGTCTCACCCCCTTCAAGGCAAAATAAAAAAGCCTATAAGGCTTTACCAGTGATCTCTATATACTGTTCCGGGGTAACGAGCTTCTTTTCAACGCCCTGCTGTAAATCGGCTGCAGAACAATCGTCGTAATACATTGCCTTTTTCACCATCTCCGGAGTGGCCCATTTATAATATAGTGCCAATACCCAATAATTCATTTTGATTCATCCCTCTCTATCCATGACATAATGGCGAGCTTTAGTTCCGATAGCTGCCGTCCAAGTGTTTGATTTAATTCTTCAAGCTGTTTACGGGCCAGTTTTTCTTCCGAAAGCTTCTGTGCCAGTAATTGAATTTGATCAGGCAGTTCAAATGGCGGATTTTGTTTTAATTCGTCCCACCAAGCTTGTAAATCCGCTTCTGTAGGGATAGGAGCCCGGATATTCCATCGTGCAATGTAAGAGGGGGTACCATCGCCATTATTCTGAATGATAAAATCTTTAGTCGGATCGGCATCGGGATATTTATAAAGGATTGCTTCACCTATATTCATTTTTTACCTCCTCACACATTGGCATAATTTAATCCTCCAACTTCTTGAATATCAAAGAAGTTGTAAACATCATTCTTATCAGTAATGCCTCTCTTGACGGTTTCATCTCCGCCATAATTACAGTAGCAGAAGATTTCCACATAATCGCCCTTGTTCATTGGAATAGTGGCTGTTCCGTTTAACCCTAAATTCATTTCTTTGCCGTTATCAAAATATCCTCTATAGTGGTCAAGGGTTTTATACTCTTTTCCGTTCAGATACACCTTCAAATGAAAGTTGATATACATAGCGTAATTGATCATATAAAGCCCAACATTCACCAAGTACATTCCATCATTCGGCGCGACAAATCTATTATTTTTAATATCAAAAGCATCATGACTGTCTTTTATTTTTCGATTAAAAGCTATCTTGGTGTGATCAATCTGCTTTAAATATTGAACATCGGATACTCCCACACTTGCGTGAGCAAAACCTGATATCTTTTCCCATTTTGTCCAGCCTGTACTATCCCACCAATGGCGGATCCATGTCCCGATATTCTTCCTCTTTGTTCCATCGCCATTACCATAGAAATACTGAGCAAAGCGCCATTTGTTTAAATTTTCATTTTTAATTAAGCCATAGCCAAGAGGGTAGCCTGTGTCATTGCCCTCATAGATACCCATAAAAGTTATTCCTTCAGGGTAATCAGTGCCTGGTGTTCTTGCATCGACGATCGCTCTTTCATCTCCATCACGAATGCAAATTAGGTTCTCGTTTTTGAAATTGGAATCCACATAATTGATAGCATCAGTCAATGCCTGCTTAGCTTTTTCTTTTGCTCCTTCAGGGGTTTCTTTGTTGTTCCAGTTTTCCCGCTCTTCTTTATTGATATGAAGTTCAGCATCATTCACATGAATATCAAAGTCTCGTTTCGGAGCCTGCTGCACGTTGTCCACGTTCCCGAGGCCGACTTGTCCCTTTGTCGTTTTATGCGGGTTATTCATGTCGTTTTTATGAGATGCAAGGTCCGTATGGGCGTCTTTTATTCCTTTTTCCCAGCGGTTAACATCACCTTCGTTAATCGGGTCGTCTGGAAGCCAATTTGTTTTTGCTTCGTAAGCCATTCTTATACCACCTCAAAAGTAAACCTAAAATCTAACGTTCTGTTATCACTGACATTTAAATCAGTCTTTCGTTCAGTAATCACATTTCCCAAGTCATCAATGATCTGCACTGATTCAATGTGCTTAATATCCTCTTCACGATGTGTGAGCACCGTAACCACCGCGCCACTGATCGAAAGCTCCACGATTTCAGTCTCTTTTCCATTCAGCAGCACTTTGCTGATTCGATCTTTTAAATCTGCAGCAGTTCGCTCTCTATATGCTTCTGAAATCATGTCAAGATCACCTCATTGTTATTAAGAGTTACGGAATAACCTACGCGAAGCTCACTCACTTTACGGTATCTCCTGTGATTCAATATCACTGTATCCTTTATTTGCAGACTCTCATTAAAGGCCGGCCTGAGTGTGTAAGCCAAATGTGCCGGCTTCATGTTCTCTAACGTCTCAATAAGCTCAGTCATGTGCTGCAGATCATCTATATCAATATCAACGTTAAAGTGATACTCTCCAGGAATCAGACGGACGCAGGCAGACGGATTTTTCAAGAACCTGTTAAGCGCCCGCTCGATGGCCAAATATGTTGCCGGAGGAATATTGGACATTTTGGAAATCAGGCGCAGCCTGCGAATCTCATACGTATCACCCGACTCGCGCGGCACATTTAATATTTTTTCCCAGCGTTCAAGCCCCCAGGTAGCTGTTGTGACAAACAGCTGATCTGTCAGATCAAAGATGCCCTCATTTTGCTTTTCAAATTCCGGTGCTTCTGTCTGAAGGATTTGAGTCATTTCTTTCAACTTTGTTAAGAACGGTGGCAGGTAAGCCGTCATTTCATCGAGTTTGCTCAACGATCGTCACCTGCCTGAGCTTAGGGATTTCAATATCATCCAGAACCAAATTTTCAGCCAATCCGTTAATTTTAATATCAGAGTAATCGCTCACGGATGGCGAATTATACACGATGTTGTTAATTTGAGAGAGCCGGATCACATTATCTTCAAAGGCCATCTTCTTGAAAAGATTCAGGACCCCCGCTTCTATTTCATCTTTAACTTGGTCAATCGAACTATTGATTTCAGGCAGCACAGAGGCGGAAATCTCAATCTCTTTCCATTCTGCACTTTCTACAGTCACAAACGCACCGATTGGCGCCTGGCCTTCTCCTTGTCCGGGCTCCGGATCAATATAGTCACTGACCTTTGTTATCAGAATATCCGAAGCCGGTTCCAGCTTAGCATCCGTCACCACAATCTTGACAGTGCCGTCTCCCTTCCAAAGCGGGAAGACCTTCGCTTTACCCACTCCGTCCACTTCTTCCGCCCACTGCTTATAATGCTCTTTATTAGCACTTACGGCTTCTCGGCGCACGCGGGTAAAATAGCGTTCTCTCAAATTATTGTCGTCTTCCTCTTCGCGGCCAGGAATCAGGATCTCTTTCACTATCGCCTTTTGAAGTCCTGGTATCGTATCGAGCGACAAAAGATTTTGTCCGGAGATATTTGCATTACCAGCTTCACCGGCCGTTTCACATTCTAATGTTCCATCCGCTGTATATTGAAAATAGAGATTATCAACAAAGAAGCGGGAACCCGCAGGAATTTTCACCCCTGATGTGAATTCGCCCGCCCTTACAGCTTTTGTGGCCGCCGTTCTTTCAATCCCCGCTTCAGCAGCCCGCCTGTCCAGAAATTCGCCCTGAGCCGTATCGGAAAACACGAGCTCCAGCACGGTATCAAGCCAAATATAAGACTTTGCGAGCTCAGCGGCCGCAGGCGCGAGCGCATTGTAAATGACGCTGCCTTCTCTTGTATCAATATCCGCAGAGATACGGGACAGCATACGATCCATAATCTCCTCAAACGTTTGATCTTCAAACATCCTCGCCAAGCACCTCCTCGATCTCCAGCGTGCCCTCGTCTGTCTCTACGATAAAAGAAACTATGAACCTATCACCTGATTTATCAATCTCAAAATCAGTGACAGAAGAAATTCGATCATCATAAATTAAAGCTTCTTCGATCAGCCTCGGGATCTCCATTTTTTTATATGCATCTGTTGTCTCGTTATCAGAAAGAACCTCTTGAAGCTCATTACCAATGTCATGACTGAAAACAGAATAGGAATACCGCTCTGTATGCAGGGCCATATAAACAAATTGTTTAATTGCCTCAAGTCCTGCGATCAGCTCATTAGTAATTCGCCCATTTTCAAAGTCAATTCTATATGTGCGCGATGTCTCTATTGCTTCGCTGTCATCTTCAAAATCATCAAATACTATTTCTGGTGAAAGGGCCAACCCACGCACCCCCTATATTTTGTCGAGAATAAAAAATGATTGTCCGCCTTTTAAGGAGACAACCATTACATTCTCACCGTTTTTAAGCTCATCTTCTCCCCCGGCGCGCAGGCGTTTAGGGATAATAATTAAGTCAGAAGGAATGATCAATTTTTCGTTTTCATTGAGCTTAATTTCAACAGGGGAAACAGAAACGACTTCAGCCGGCAGCATATCCACCGGCGACTCAGAACCAACAGCACCGATAGCCAGATGTTTAATTGCTTCACTTAACCTCATGATGAAGCCCCGTCCGGGATTGTGTTTTTCTCAACCACATCAATTGTCATCGTGTGGGAGCTGCCTTTAAATTCGTGCTTGTCAGAATCAATCCAATATGTTTTCTTGACCCCCACTTCCGGAATAGAAATATACACCGGAAGCCCGCTCTGCAAGTCAGGAATACCAATAGCTTGAATACTCTTTAATTCCTTTTTCACACCTTTTTTCTGTGATTGGAGTACGTTCGCTCGCTGCTGAAGCTGCGCCTGATTAATATTATCCGAGACAGTTTCCACATACTGCAGAACCCCGTATTTATTAATTCCTGAATTATCTTTTGCAGTGGCAGTATACGTCTTATTGTCTTTCTGGCGCCGGAGTTTGACCTTCGTAGCTGTCTCATTAATTGAGGTGCTATACTGGTATCCTGTGATGTTTACGCCTGTCTCTAACACCCAAACTTCCGACGGGTCAGGCCAAGCCCTGAGACAAAGCTTACCCTTTGAGGCATATAACTGATAATTATGACCGGTCTGTTTTTTTGTTTGCTTCAATGCCTTTAATATCATGTCATAAAGGCTTGTATCATCTTTAAAGACCAATGATTTAATAGTATAGGCTGTTTTTGTGATAGACCCGGCGGGAATCTGAAAATCTCGAGCCAGCCGCTTTACTATTTGATCAGCACGCTGATTTGAGAAGACGTAAACATCTTTGTTCTTTACCAGATATTGAAGCATGTCATAAGCCGTAAAAGTCAATTTATGATCATCCGGATTACGGGAAAACACAATGCCGCGGAATAACTCTTTACCTTTCCACTTGAATAGAACGGTATCGCCTTCAGTTACGCTGTAATAAGAGTGATTTCCTTGCTTTGTTATGATCGTGGCCGTGATTGAACGCGGCGCTTGATATCGCTGTCCTTCAAGAGAGACTGTCTCTGTTACCAGCTCAAGCCATTCTGTTTCTTTAATGACAAAAAGCTCAATCATGTGTCATCACCTGCTATTGCGGAATCTTTAATTTTTGTCCGGGGAATATCCAGTGGCCCGGCTGCCTGATGTTTCTTCTGCTGCGTTTAATCATTGCCGTTTTATTGGCATTCCATATTTTCCGCCATTGCATGCTGTTCCCATAGAATTTGCCCGCCAGATCCCAAAGAGTATCCCCTTTTTTCACGGTATATGTTTTGGGAGCAGATTTTGACGGCCGTTTTTTCTTTGTTTTCTTCTTTTGTTTTATCTTCCGGGGTGAAGCGGTCCTGTATTCCTTCAGCTTGATTTCAAAATCTCGATCCCCTATGTCCTTTTGTCCCTCACTGTGCGAAAAAGCCTCAATGCTGCAGGTTAAGTTTATTTTTGTTCCGGTAATCAAAAACTGAACAGGCTTTTTCGATTTCAACCATTTGTCTATTCTTGCAATTGCGTTTTCTGGGGAAGGAAACCCTTTATATTCGGAGAGCGGACTATGCTTCTTTGGAAAAAAGGAAGAGAACGAAATTTCTTTCGCTCCAGGATTATCTATAAAGGTAATCTCACCGAAGCGGGCAACCTTTACAGAGTCATTTTGAATCGTATCAGATATGTCGATCTGTTCCGGAAGGACGGGCAGCCGCAGCCTGTCCTTACCCTGTGATATCCAAAACTCATAAACAGACTTAGTCAAAAGCTACGACTCCTTTCGTTCCGGTATTGATATCCTTCTCTAATTCATCTATCAGAGCTTGTTTGATTTTGGCCACGAGGCTATCGGCGTCTTGATTGTTATAAAAATGTTGATCGCCGTTAAGTTGAATTACAATTTCTTTGCTGCCGGAAGCGGCAACCGCTGTCTGCGTGCCGCCCGAGGTGGCCGCAGATACTTTCCCGGAAGAGAGTTCAGTTGTTCCCGTCTGCGCAGGATCAGTTACCTCCATTCCAAGCGCTTGAGCGGCACGACCAAGCAAATAACGGCCGCGGATGCCCCGCTCTTCAGGAATGATCCACTCCCGTTTATTCCCTTCACCAACACGGGCGATCTGCTCCTTAGTGATCAAACCACCATTGGCATAACCGACGTATGGGCCGCCGCGCGCCAGGCTCTTAATCCCGGGCACATTGTTTATCGATCCGTATCTGCTTTTAATATAGCCGATAGCGGCAGCAGCGTTGTGAATTGGGTTGCTGATATCATTCATTCCCGGCGCCTTATGAGATTCAAAGGTGCTTGGGATCGTCTGCATTAACCCTTGTGACGGGTGGCCGGCTTTGGCATTGCTGTCCCATAAGTTAATGGAATTAGGGTTGCCGCCTGATTCATTCTGTGCAATTGTCATCAAGCCCGGAAGCCAGCTGAATGGAGTTTTAGTTGCGATCATTGCAGACATTAGCCATTCCTTCACGTTGCCGCTGACTGCCCCCATTCCGGAATAGGCAGCCGCAAGTGAACCCGCTTGTTTTTCGGCAAACTTTTTCACATCGACTGAGCCGAGACCTTTAACAACCCCTACTGATGCAAAGCGGCCAAGACTCATCATGACACGGGAAGGCGAATGGATATCAAGCTCCTCACGGAATGCTTTTTCTACTTTTTTAGCAAGTTCCTTCGCGGCTTCAGATACTTCGCTGCCCTTGGATGCCATCCCAGTAATAAAGTTGCCGATCATTCCGCTCCCCCATCCGTTGGAGGACTCTTTAGAACGGAGAAAAGGCTTTTCTATACGAGAGCTGACATACTGGGCAGTGCCGGGATCCGTACTGTTCTGGCCGGAAGCGAATCCCTTCACCGTCCCGCTTCCCCATGACCCTGATTTGTTAACAGTATTTTGGAAAGGGGTTTTGACTTTGGTTTGCAGAAATCCATCCGTACCTGTCGCAGTGCTGTTCTGGCCACTGGCAAACCCATTGATAACCTGTTTCCCATAATTCGGCGAGTAGGAAATTAAGCTGTTCATAGGCTGACCAACGTTTTTCTGTTTCCAAGCATCCATAGACACAACATTGTCGCTTATACCTTGATCAAAGCCTTGTGAGAACTGTTGACCAAATGTAGCTGCCTGGTCATTCAGGCTGGACGTGTCTACTGTTGGAGAGACAGAAGCGGAAACTGCCGCACCACTGGATAATGGAGAAACAGAAGATTCACCACCGCCGCTTGAAGCTGCAGCCATATCGTCCACAACACTCATGCCGAGCTTAGAAGCCGCCTGTGAAAGAAGCATCTTACCGCGACCACGATTATTATCGACGGGGATAACAAACTCCTTACCGGCTTCACCGATCCATGAAATAGTAGGCTTTGTGATGAAGCCGCCTGTGGCATTCTTTTGCAGTACGCTTTTTTGTTTTGGCGGAAAAACACTATTTGCAGGCTGTTGTTGCGTACGAGCTAAGCCAATTCCTGTTCCTGCCGAATTGTTGTTTGTTGAAGTTTTCCCCTTTTGGTGCAGTCCAGTGACTTGTTCACCACGATGTATAATGGAACCGATAAACTCCCCACCGGCGTCGGCTAACTCTTTAAGTTTAATGACCCACCAAAACGTTTTCTCAAACTTCTTTTTAATTCCGTCGGCCACTTTCCCCAGGGGATCACCGACATTTGTTTTGAACCAAGCCTCAATTCCTCCCCAAGCGCCGGTAACTGCGTTTTTGGCATCCTCAAACTTTTTCGTGATTGATTTTTTAGCATTTTCCACTTTTGTGACAATGGGGTTCCATACATTTTCAGTGAACCAAGTGGAAACCGTATTCCATGTATCGGAGATCCAATTCCACGCATCGTTAAGCTTCGTCCAGATCCACTTTGCTGCCGTTGTCACCGCATCACTTACTGGATTCCAGACATTGTCCATGAACCAAGTTGACACAGTTGACCATAAGTCCGAAATAAAAGTCCACGCATCATTAAGCTTCGTCCAAATCCAGTTTGCTACATCACTAACTGCTGTACTGATTGGATTCCAGACGTTGTCATAGAACCATGTCGCCACTTGAAGCCACTTTAATTGGATCCAGATTCGAGCATAATCAATATGTGCTTGTATCCAGCCGGCCACAGTCGCAACAGCGTCACTTATTGGATTCCAAACGTTATCCATAAACCAAGTTGAGACTGTAGACCATGTATCGGAGATCCAATTCCACGCATCAGTGATCTTTGTCCAGATCCATTTTGCCACGCTGGTTACCGCCTTACTCATTGGATTCCAAACATTATCCATGAACCAAGTTGAGGCGATAGACCATATCTTTTTGATGCCATCCCAAGCAAAAGCAAAAATGCCGACTACGAAATTGATAATCGGGACAGCTGTATTGTAGATGGGCGTCCACACATTCTTATCAAACCAATTTGATACTGTATTCCAGGTATCAGTAACCCACTTTTTTCCGTCTTCAAATTTCTTTTTTATGTCGTCAAGGGTATCACCGACCCAATCACCAATTGGGTCCCAGACGTTGTCCGTAAACCAAGATGATAGATCGTCCCAGGTGTCGGTGATCCAGTCTAAGGCGTCCTGCCCTTTTTCGGATACCCAGGCAAAGGCATCTCCGCCGCCAGTCTTGATGCTATCCCATGTCTTTGACATGCCGCCCTTATCAAACCACTGCCCCACTGACGAACCTACATCTGATCCCGCAATGCCGCCAACAGCACTGCCGACTAATCCACCGACAGCTGTTCCCACAACTGGAACGACAGAGCCTATTGCCGCGCCGGTTGCCCCGCCTGCAGCCGCCCCTGCCATGTTGCCCCCGAAAGAGCCGAGCTTTTCACCGGCATTATCTTTATTCATACCGATAAGCCCCGTTGCCGCCAACGCTGTACCAAGTACCGGGATTCCTTTCGCAAACTTTCCAACTCCGGAAAGCGGTTTAAGGATTTTCCCCATTTTGGACGAAGCCTGGCCGGCAGACCGGAGTTCTGTTCTTGTGGTTGAAATTCCATCCCTACCGGCAGCGGAGCCCGCCCCTGTACGCCCCCGTTCTCTTCCTAAGCGATCAGCAGGCACGCTGATTGTCCCACGAGCGGGATTCCTGCGGGCAGCGCCTCCTTGTCGGCCAGATGATCTGCCTTTTCCCCGGCCTTCCCCGCCGAAACCGCCAGCACAACAGCAGCCTGTCAGACTGCCGCTCCTTGCTATACTCGTTGGGCTTGCTCTGCCGGCCCTTCCGTTTCTTCTACCGTTTCTCGTATTGGGATCTGCGGATGCTGAACCCGCTCGTGAAGGAATCAGTTTTTTTATGACGCGGGCAGCATCGCCGCCGGCTGTGCCTATTCCTTTCAGGATCGGACGGAGAATCTTCAGATAAGCTATTAAACCGATCAGAGGCGGGACCACAACCTTAAACCCTGTTTTCAGTTCATCCCAGTGATTAACTGTAAATTCGATAGCCTTATTCAGCTTGTCACCGACAGCTTCTCCAAGATCGGTTATGTCGTTCTTAATCTCTTTCAGCTTTTCTTTGCCTTCTTTACTGTTCAGGAAGTCACTAATCTTATCAAAAGCAGGGCCAAGACCGGTTAACAATGAGGTTCCCATATCCTTTGATATACTCTCAAAATCCCTAATAGCATCATTTACAGGCGTCATCGGATTGTTATTCCGAAGCTGAGTAAAGCTGCGGTTTAGCTCGCCGGTTGTTTTCGCACTTGTGCCGATTCCCTCAGCCATATCAAGGATTGGCTGCTTTAAGTCCTCGTACTGCGTCCCGATAAGCTCAGTTGCAATGGCAGCACGCTTGGTCTTGTCTTTGACCTTGGATAGCGCATCAGCCACTTTAAAGAGGCTTTCCTGTCCACTGATAGAACCGTCTTTGAAGCCTTTGAACATTTTTTGCGTTTCTTTGCCGCCAAATAATTGTTCAAACGCGGCGACTTGGTTATCTGACATCTCCGTGCGACGGATGTTAAATTCACGCATACTGTCGGCAAGGTTGTCGAAGTTCCGGGCGCCGCCCTTGGTCCCTTTTATCATGGCGTTTGCGATTTGACCGCCCGTAAGCTTCATGTCTTTGAAAGTGGAACTGTATTCATTCATTGTGTCCAGCAAATCGTCAGCCTGGTCACCAGCATTCCGGTAAATGTAAGCGATGGTGTCCCCGCTCTCTTTACCAGTCATTTTCAAGTTGTTATACATAGCACTGAACGCCCGGTCTACTTCAGCTTGGTCAGCATTCATCAATTGAGCGATTTTGCTTGAAGACTCGGTGAGTTCCGCCAGCGCCCGGCCGGATGCCCCCGTCAGTTGCGAGAGTCCCCTTAATGCTGAGCTTACTTCCTCCCGGGATCCACCGACTTTGTTTTTGTAGAAAATGTCGTCAGTCATCCGTCCTGCATCTTTTTTGCTCACGTTTGAGGTTGCTGAGACATAGGCGTCCTGAGCCATTGCATTTTTTCCGGAGTTCATAATTGCGCCGCCTGATAATCCACCCGCTGCCGCTAATGTAATCGTGACAGTCTTTAAGCTGTCCAACCTCTTCTCGATAGCATCGAGAGCAGCGGAAGCTTTGTCTTTAATAGACACAGTCGGCGTTGCCTCAGATCCATCTAAATCTGAAACGCGATGTCGGAGAGAATTTAAATCCCCAGATGCGCGGTCTCTGACGGAGACAGTCGGCGTTGCGTCTGATCGTTGTAAATCAGACAGACTTCCCCTGATTAAACGCAGACGCGGGGTCGCCCGGTCATCCACCGATACCCTGACCTCATGTTCCCCTTCTGTGATGTCCTCAGTCTGCCGCCTGATGCGAGTTAACCCTCCTGAAGCTTGATCATCGAGACGGACATCGAGAGAGCGGGGGCGCCGCGTCAATTGGGTAGCTGAGCGGTCTATCCTCCGTATGGTCCGTTGTGTCCGGTCATCAGCTTCAAAAACAAGAGGGCCATTAGCGGCCCTCTGAAGTCTTTCAGCATTTCCTTGTATTTTGCGGAGCTTTTTGGTCATCTTATCGTGTAGATCAAATGTGGCTGTTAGTTTCGCCATGGTTATTTTCCTCCTTTCTCTGCTTCTTTTTCTAACAGCTACCTATGATTTTTTCGCTTCTTTTTCAAGCAAATCAAGTTTATAAGCAATTGCGCCGTACAGCAGCGCCTTGTATTCACGCGGAGCTTCATAGAGCTCTCTCAATTCAGACGGGGAATATTTCAGCTCGTGCATTGCGAAATAGAAATACACAGCCTCCTTATCCCCGCCCCGTATTAGTTTTTTGCTTCTTCTTCAAGGTCTTCCAGATCATCTTCAAAACCGTTGATCTCGATTGCCTTGTTCAGCCAGTTAGCGTATTCCCCGCCGACAGAAAGGATGCGCTTTGCCACTTCCACCGGATCTTCTGTCTTGTAAGCTTCACGCAGCTCTTTTGATTTAAAGTTCGGGTAAACAGTCGTTTCAACAGCAATTCGTGCATAGAAGCGCTGGCTGTCCAGTTCTTTCACACGGCCGCGGCCTTTGACATTTTTGTATGTTGTGTTTTCTTTCTCTAACTCATCGATGCGCTCAGTCGTAATTGCTTTGAAAACGAACGGAACCACGTTCCCCGCCTTGTCTTTAAACCGCTTTGAAATCGGCACTTTTACCTCTTCCGCTTCGATTGTTTGTCCTGGCATAAAGAATGAAAGATCATATACTTTTTCGTTTTGTTTTTCGCTCATGTTAATTAGCTCCTTTTGTTTTGTTTGTCTTCAGACAATAAAAAACACTCTCGGCTTTTGAGAGTGTTATGGTACAATATGGTTTAGTATAAATGAATTGGCTTTCAACACCTCAAGGGCGGTCTGGCTCACTCCCTCATGAAGGGGGGTGATGCTCATGTCAACGTTTCAAGCATTAATGCTTATGCTTGCTTTCGGCTCTTTTATAATTGCCCTGTTGACTTATATAAAAAAGAAATAGACCCACCCTTGAGCTCGTGGAAAAGTTAAAGGGTGAAGTCTATCCGTAAATCTTTCATGAAGTTGTTAAGCCAGCCCTCTTGATGGGCCAACATTTATACCGACCCGGTTGCAGCCGGGTCATTTTTATTTTATGCAAAAAACCAAGACGTTAACCTTTTAAAAACGTCTATTTGACATTTTTATATACATTTAGTATAGCAAAGTTAATAATAAATTAGCAATTGCAAACAAAAAATTATTACAAAAAGTAACTAAAATGGCGTTTCTGAATGTGGCACCATTTTAATTAAAACGAATCCTTCAGCTTTTCAGGAAGATCAAAGTCCTCAAAGGTAAACGGCACTTCCTCTTCCAATGCTTCGGAATCCACATCCAGCCCCGCGATCTTCGCAGAATCAAAGTTCACATCATAGAGAGTAACCCGCTCAGTCCCCCGGCCAGATGATTTATCATCAAGCACCGCTTGCAGAGTGAAATACGGATCTTCACCTTTTTTCACATAGTTCAGCATCAGCTGCACAAAGCGGGATGTGACTTTATAAAATGTCGCTGTTCCCGTTCCATTCGCACCAGTTGTTTTGTGGCCGGTCATACGGCGGCCCATGACATTGACTTCTGATTTGTTTTTCTCCACGTTTGCTTCAAACGTTTTGATAAAAGCCAATTCCTCACCATCCAAGAAGAGGCGCCCCTCTTTACCAGATATCGTATTCTGCGCTTTAAAAGCCACCTTACTTCACCTCCACGTTAAAGTAGAATTTCTCTGCTGCATCAACAGGTTGCACGGCCAAGTCAATGATGAATCCATCCCGATCCTCATTTAGAACAATCGCGATATCAGACTCAGAGTCAAACCCCGTAATGCCGCCCCCATCTTGAAGGATTCCCATGTATTGAGTGATCAGGGTTTTCACGAACTGTAGGCCGTCATCCGAAGCCGGGACATCGCTACCGCTCGCTTTTCTGGACTTAATTAATGCTTTCAGCTGAGATGTCAGATCGTTATTAATTGCATCAAGGACCCTAACAATTTTGTTCTTCTGGAACACCTTGTTTTTCTCAGCCGTTAAGCTGGTCAGGGAGTTAATATCCTTTTCAACAGCCACCGCCTTATCGCGGGGATCGAAAGTGAACAAAAATTCACCTTTAGCGAGTCGTTCAACAATTTCATCATTATCAATGCGGTTTAAAACGTCCACAGCCCCTTCATATTCAACAAACGTAAGGGATTGGTTAAAGGTAGCCCCCGCGCTGGCCCCGGCCACCCAGGCAGTAGCTTTTTCAGGCGTAATCTCAGTACCGTCTTCCAGCAGGACCCCGCCTGTCACATTGATAATGCCTTCATGATCCCCTTTATAATTCGAGAGGACGCCTTGAATCTTCTGACCTTGGTTATCTCTTAGCCGCTTCACAAATGCCACGAACGTGGCTTTCAGCTGGTCATTGTCTTCTACTGGCAGAGCAATGGTGTCGAAGTATTCCGTTTCAGCTGCATCTAAGAAATCCATATAGTCGGCGTTCGTTGGGATCTTATCTGTGCCGCCGGAAAGACGGGTGCCGGCGGATGCCGGTAGGTCTCCGCTTGCATCGGCAGGTGATGTACCGGTAAGCGGGATGGATACGGTCAAATCTCCTTTTCCAGTAAAGGATACATAGCTGTTTGCCTTCAATTCCTCCGCGGCCGCTACGGTCTGCTTATCAACTTCTGACTCATCGAGATACGTAATGACATCAACCTTTTTTGAATCAATGACATTCTCAGTGATACGGATAATGATGTCATTCCCTTTGGTCCCGCCATAAAGAGCGGTTGCCTTAACGCCTTCACTGATTTCTGCAGATGCGCGAAGACCCTCAGTCAACCGATAAAGCAATACTGTTTTTGCCTTCTTCATTGCTTCACGCAGCAGAAGGAGCGAAGGATTATCAATGTTTAATCCGATCTTCTTATTCAAATCCTCAATGGAAGAGATAGAAATGAATTTTTTCAGCTCTCCCCAACTGGATGCGATCGGGAGCGCCACGGTTCCCCTTTCACCGACAGACACACGATCCTCGGCGGTCGTTTTAAAATTAAAGTAGATACCCGCACGCTCTTTTTCCTTGCCTGGTGTAAATGTTCCGCCGTTCATCTATTTAACCTCCTTTTGAAGAAACTGAGTTATGAGCTTCTTCGCTTCTGTTTTTGTAATTCTTTCTTTGTCTACATGAAAAAGAGCACCGTCAAATACTTCGGGCTTTACCCCAAAGAGCTCACGACTGTGCCCCCTCAAATCCTTGATATAGAAAGCAGTTTCTGCTTTTTCTGACTTAGTGGCCATCATTTCACCCCGCTTGTAAAATCAAAATCATTCAGAGCTGGCTTTTCTTCTCGCTCGTACCAATAGCGGCCTGTCCAATTCAGGACAATACTTGCATAATCATCCGTTACTCGGGTTTCAATCCGTGACAGACGAATAAAATCACCCGTACCTTCACCAGATTCCTTCAGGAGTGGGATTAATCCTCTCTTACTTCTAAGGACATCCGCTATCCTTTCCGCTTCTGTATGAGCCTTCTGTGCATTTTTATGAAAAAGCTTCACGTTTAGCACATAGACTTTCTGAAATGTTGAAACTGTGTCTGGACCGTCGGCGGTAGAAGCCGGCGGGAAGTAAAGAGATGGGACCGCGAAGTCTTGCGGTATCTCTTCCTCATATACCTGGACAGGATACAAATTGTATAGATAGCCCATGATTGAGCCAACTTCACTATTCATGCTGCTGCCACCGCCTAAAATTTATTTTCAATCCATTGCTGGAGCTTCCGCTCAAGACTGCGCTCAAACATCATTTCAAAGATGGCCATTGCATTATCCCAATACCCTGAACCGTCAACCCATTTGAACTTCAGCAGCATTCCGGAGTTTTTTTCAGCAGGATCATATTCAAAGCGATCACCTTTCCACCGGCCCGGCACCCAGCGACGGTCCTGATTCTTGGACGGATCAATGGTAAAATGCCCGTCATTGACGTAAGAGGCATAATCCAGATTCGTTCCAACATCCAGCTTTAATTTACCGGCTGTCATAGAAAAGATGTTCTCCTGATCGCCCTTATGAAATGAGTTAAGCAGGCGGCGCGTGTCTACCGTCTGAGTCTGGATCACTTCATCCTGGACAATATCAAGGAATTGATACCCCATTCCTTCAAGCCAAATCTCATATTCTTGCCGCAGTCCTCCGTGGGTTGCCTGGTGCAGCGCTTGAACGAATTGATCGAGCCCCTTAATTCTCATAGGTAATTAACCTCCCTGACCGCCGTCACTTCCCAATGGTGATTTTTAATCAAACGCGGCTGCTGCAGTTTGTAGGCAGTGCCTTCCCATTTCACTCTGTCATTGATTCGAATATCTGCAGAAGCAGGGAAATGAATCATAAATGACTGATAGATGGCCGCGTTCGGCTCCTGCTGAACAATTGATTGGCTCTTCTCAGTAAAATAGCAGGGCTGACTCTTTATATCAGGCTCATCGGGATAAGAGTAAGCAGGCGGTGCATCGGGAACAGGCACGCCGTATCTCATTTTTTGATCTTCGTGTTTCTCCTGCAGATGATAAACATCGCACCGGTGAGTCAATAAGGAGCGGTAACTCATATAGACCTCATCCTCATTTTTACTTCTGTGCCTTCAAGATCTGAATCAGCCGGCACCACGTAATCCTTAATCAGTGAATAGATATTGGGTTTTTGAATGGTGCTTCCATTCCCGAGAGTGTACGAATAATCGCCTATCTTCTCGGACGTGTATCCTTTTGTGATTGACTCATCCGAATTGATCAGTGCATAAAACTGCGCCATCTTTAAAACGGCAAGCCTGACCCTTTCAGGAAGAGGATCATATTCCTCCCCTGAAAAATCATGGCCAACTTCTAACGAAATTTCAGCAACGGCTTCTATGATGTCCTGGGTAAGCAGCACGTCCGGCCGATCTTTGACTGAATCAAAAACCGAGTAAGCCTTTAAGTCAGCGGGGGTAATTAACATGCCGCTCACTCTTCTTTTCCTTGTTGTTCAAGGATGAAGGCAATTCTTTCATCTGCATTCTTGAAGTCAGACGGATTGCCGCCAAGATCAGTAACAATGGCTTCTTGTTCAGTTTTATTCATGCCCTTCAAATCTGTTTCTGTGTACTTCTTCTTTGTTGCCGTGTCATCATCGCTTTTAGGTTTTTCCGTTTCCTTCGGCTCTTCTTTAATTAAATGACACTCAAACTGCTCATTATTCTTCAAATAAGAATAGACGGGCTTCTCCACTTCACGCTTTTGATTAAGCAGGAAGACATACCCCATAACATCGTATGTCTGACCTGCTATCAACTTCGCTGTATATGTGTCGGCCATATTTTATTCACCTACTCTTTCACTTTGATGATTTTAGCCACAGCGTCTTCTTCTTCGAATTTACTGTCCAGCTTAGCCGTCAGGACGATCACGAACATACGGCGGCGGATATCCTTATCTACTTCAATACGAATGTTGCGCGAAAAACCGAGAATGATATTTTTCGGGTGAGTCAGGATAATATCTGACACATCTGACGCGCTATCCCCTTCACCTGTGGTGTACGGCTGCAAGTTGGCAATGCCTTTGACCGGAACACCAAACGCTGAAGAAAGTCCGCCCTGTACCGCAGTGTCTCCTAAAGAAGTCTGACGGTCAGCCACTCGGTCTTTCCATTCAACTTCCATGCCAGGAGAGGTATAAAAACGGTACTCCTGCGGAATCCGGAGATATTTTGAAGGAACTGCTTTATATCCACGCTTGAAGACCTGGCGAGTCAGCTCTTCGCCCGCTACATCCACAATATGAGATGTGGCTTGCTTTCGAATTCCGTCTATTTGCGCAAGATATGAGTCTGAAGATGCTGTATCACCGTTTACTAACAGCTCTTCAATATCAACGGCCGCACGTTCAGCGAGCATCTGCATAATTGTATTTTGCAATCCCTCTTTTTCAATGTTGTTTTCAAGTGTGTCATAGGTGATATTTACTTCTGCAATGACTTCTTTTGTGCTCAAGCTGACAGTGCTTGTTGACGGAACAACCTTTTGATCTTTTGTCAGCGAAACACCTTCCTGGGCAGCTCTGAGAATCCGCTGCCCAAACCCGATCTTCTCAATTTTTTGCGTATCGTGATCCATAGGAATGACACGCGCCTCATTTAAGATAGTCGGCGCATCTTGAACCATTCGAATAAAAGCATTTGCCTGTGTTGGGTTCATCATGCCGCCGCTCTTTAAGCTGGCAAGCGTCATCTCTGCCTTTTCAATTACCTCGTGATTTCTCATGTGATCCTCCTTGTGTTTGCCGCTTCTACTTAAAGAAGCCCGGCCCAGATTGATTTTTTAACATCTGCGGTTTCCTGCGTGGTCTCTTCTTGTTTAGAAAAGCCGCGGCTTTTTTCAATGGCATCAATACGATCAGCGAGCGGTTGAACAGCGTCTGTGATGGCTTTTTTCAACTTCTCAGCCTCTTCTTCCTCAGATGCTTTTTCCTCGTCTTTCTTCTTTTTAGGTTCTTCCTCTTTTTCCAATTCCGCGAGCCGCTTCTGAATTGGCTCTAACGCTGCTTCGATGGATTTTGCTACATCCTCTGAGTTCATTTCTTCTTCCTCTCCTTCCGTCTCCACCTGACTCAGCAAGTTGCCGAGAGCGGTATGAGCGCTTTTAATTTCTTGTAAGCTTGAAGCCGAGAATTTCCGGCCGGCCTTTTGCAGCTCTTCCGGCTTCGGCCCGATCGCTTTTAGAATGTCATCGGAAATCAATACATCCTGAGCGATATCCACGAAGTCTTGCAGAGCTTCTTTGATTTTTGCAGGGTCATTTTCCATCTCTCCGGGATAGTCCCATTTGAATAAAGCTGAGTTTAACGCATCTTGTGCGGCCCAAAACTCACGGCGTTGGCGCCCCTCGTCATATTTGTCCCGAACCGCGCCCTTGGCCACACTGGCATTAAAAAAGTTTTTGACCAAATTAAAAAGCCCTTTCTCGTGGTTGTCCTCTGGAGAAACAGGCTTTTCTTTTTGTTTTGCGATATCCGCGATGCCGGCCATTGAATAACCGGTAATCTCGCCCTTTTTGATTTCATCCCAAACTGCCTCGGAAGCCTTTGTCACAAGCACCCAGGATCCTTTTTTGATGGTTTCACCGTTCATTTCAAAATCAGCAGGGGCGACATAAGATTCAACAACTTCACCGACACCGCCTTGAAAGTCATGCTGCTTATCAATTTCACGGGCATCTTTCAGGAAGCCGTGAGCGGCCTTCTCAATTTCTGCAGCTGTCATGAAATCCCCGTGAGCATCCACTGTGTCCGGTTCATAAACGATACCGTAAACAAGTTTTTGCTCGTCCGCTTCTTTTGCAAGGACCTTGACTTCCTTTTGAAAGTCCGGCTGTTTTTCTGATTTCATAAAAAAGAACTGCTTTTGATTAGCAGCCTTGTCTACATAAGAAACATGTGTGATTTTTGCGTTCACCAATTCTCTTGGCATTTTGTTCACCTCCTTTCAAGAAACTAATTTGCAACATTAGACTTTTCCATGTATTTATTTAATTCGTCAATTGCGCTTAGACACCGAGAACGAAAAATAGTCGCATCGACACTTTTTAGCTCGTAGTTTTCATTTAATAAGAAGTTTCGTAGCTCTAAAAGAGACTTAAGTGCTTTCCCTAACTGTGGGTATTCTTTAGTTAAATAAATCATGCTATTTTTAGGGTGCTTGAAACGAAAATCGTTACCTCCACTTTCGATCACTAAACTTCTAATTTTACGTTCAACTTCCCTCCAGGATTCTTTCACTAATAGCCTTGGCTTTGTTGCTACAATGTAAGAATAATCATTCGACTCTTTTACGATTGAAGGCGGGGTCTCTGGTAGCTTGTATTCAAATTTTTCTGTTTTAGTATTCTCAGCTTCTTTCATTGTCTCAGAATCTACCTTTTCTTCTTCAGATCGTTGACTCGCCTCTTGTAAACTTTGATCCACTTTTTCCAAGAGTCTATCGAAAATAATCTCTACGTTCCCTACTTTAAAGCTAAATAGCCTATTTTCTATAACCGTCTTTAGACTTTTACGAATAGCAAATACTATTACTACTGCAGCCAACGGCCATGAAGTTAAGATTGTTTTTAGAAGATCAAAAACCTTGCTCCATTCCATAGCTAATTCTCCATTCCTAGTTTGATATGGAGATTATACTATTTTATTCCATGTTTGCTAAGGCTTCTCTGCGAATCTCTTCTTTTTCGTCAGCTGACAAACCTAAAATCTTGTTATCTACTACAGGAGATAATACACAATGACAATGAACCCGCTCAGCAGCGGAAAGCTTTGTGTCTCGCGGATACATACAGGTTTCGCTGCTTCCTGGTATCTTGAATTCTTCATCAACACCAACAATGGTGCCGTCGAGGTCTATATGATTCTCACGCGGGTTGTTTTTCTTTCCTCCGCTGTGCCGCCATTTCTTTTTAGATACCGCCGGGGACTGCGTATAAGATTCATGCTGAGCGGCAGAGGAAGCGGCAAGCACCTCGGTTATGGCCGTTGTCCGGGCTCTCGGTCTATCGAAATGCGGCATATCCTTCAGAGTCAGTTCAATCTCCTGGATAGACGAGCCTGAGTCAATAGCTTCCGTCAGCACCGTTTCCACCGCCTCATGTGTGTTGAGCTGCATAATCTCGGCCAGTCTCTTTGACCACCCCTTAATCCAGTCGATCGAGCGAGCGGAAAGAACTTTGAACGGAACTTCAGGATCGATTGAATCCATTATGACAGCGGCCAGCTCTTCAAGCGTCTGCTGCAGAAAATCCTCGGTCAGTTCCTGGAACTCTTCCTGAAAATCATCCTCTGCAAAAAGGTTCTGCGTAAAAAACACCAGAAGCTCCTGTAGCGTCTCTGAATCAGCTTTGCTTACAAAGCCGTTCAATCCTTTTAAAAACCTCTTACGCTGGCTCCTGAACAATCTGGCGATGCCTTTTTCATAATCTTCCACGTAACGAGGTATCCTAGAGCGGCCGGGGAAGTCAGGAATCGTCTCCACAAGCTTCTGACCTTCGCTTTCCTCGGCTTTTTGAATGAATGAGTTAAGACTGACCAGCAGCTTATCGGTTTTGTTCATTTTTCAAATCCTCCAACACATCCCGCATATCTTTCAACAGCCCGATCACATCAGGAGTGCCGCTCTCGGATTTAAACAGAGCCGTAAATGGATCCGCTGCAGGCGTTGATTCGTTCTTACCAATTGGCCGATTGTATTCTTCCTCCGGCCATTCCTCAAGCGTTTTGCCGAGTACGCGCCCGGCCAGATCCCTCAGATCGTTAGGTGATACAGCACCAGCCGTAATGAAAGGAGTCAGCACTTTTGCAATTTCAAGCGGATCCTGAAAGTCCGGGCCTTTCAACTGCAGCTCTACTTTATGAATTTCAAGATCATTTAAAAATAACGCGTTCAGTCTGCCGGTAAGTACATTTCGTTCCGGCTGAAAGACTTGCTCTTCAGTAATCTTTCTGGCTGTGTCAGCTGTCGCCCTGTTGTAATCCTGCGCTTCCCCGGTATAAATCGGCGGTAACCGGAAAGCAGAGCGGATTTTATCCCGGCTCTTTTGGTCATATTCCAGGAACAAAGCATCTTCCTGAAGAATCTCGGCCAGTGACTTGATGTCCACTTTGACCGGTACGATTTCTTCATCACCATGAATATTCTTCCCTTTGGCTATCCCTTCAGCTTCGAGCAAAAGAAATTTATGTGAGTTTTCCACGCCTTCAAGGCCGTTCATATAGTCCTGCAGCTGTTTATACGAATCCTCCGAGAGCATTCCGTTCTCGATCGTAATAGCAGCGGGAATATGCCGGCCTTGTTTAAAGTACATGAAATTCAGCTCTTCTGCTTTGCGGGCGCCGTATAGATTGACAATATGACCGATCCACCGCGGCTTCCCATAAGCGCCGCTTCCTATCTTAAAATGCACAACCTCGTTGGCCTGCTTTTCTATAGGAGTGTTTTCTTCATACTGCCCTGTCTCAAGGTTAAGGGTGCGCGGGTCGCCGTACTCCTTAAAATAAATGACTCGCCCATCAATCATCTGAGCATATTTCCGAAACCGCTTCTGCCTTTTCATAGTCTTTAGTTGACCTGATTCAAAGTATTTGAAAGGAACTTCTATAGGATCAGATAGCTTGCACACCCGGACATATTCCGCAGCCATGTATTCAATGCCGGCAGGCTGATTTTTACCGTTACGGATAACCTCTATATATCCGTTTCCTGTCTTTTCCCGATCTTCTAAACAGAAGCCGAGCAGTGTTTCTGCTGATTCATCAAAATGAAGATGCTTTATGAACTCCTCGAGCTGTTGCCATTCTTTATCCGCATCCGCTTTTTCTGCAGGATCTACTTCATGTGAATTGATATCCTTTGTGTATCGCATGTCAAAGCCAAAACCAAGAATATTTGTCCTATAGGCATCCACACATTGCTGGAGCATTGTTGAATACTCAGCTATCATTTTTAATTCCTTCAGGTTGTATGGCGGCTCCATGATCATGTTTTCCGTGTAATGGCCTGCAAATTCATCAGCATATATTTGTTTTGTCGTTTCGGCAGGCGGAGCGGCTTTAATCACTCGTGCTTTGACTGATTGCTTCGTCATCTGATAACCCCCTTTCTTCCCTAACCGGTCTGGCCCGCTGCGGGCGTCCTTTTGGTTTTTCTTTAAGATCGGAAACCTCGTAATCATCCAGCGCGTACCATATCGCTGAAAAAGTATGTGGGTCAATCGTGAACTTGTCTTCAATGATGTGACCCAGCTTATCGGTAGCATAGGTGAGCGGCTTCAGCTCATACACCGTATTTTCACAACGGTCAGAGCAAATGATCTTTTTAAACCGCTTGATCTTCTTAATGTATTGAAGACGTGAACCCTGGAACTTCCGAGCCCCCACCATATTGAACCCTTGCTGCTGATAATAACGGATTGTTTTCGGCTCGGCGGCATCCGCTTTGATCAATTCCTTTGTCTCCGCAAATTCCTTTATCTCTTCGGCCGTCCTATCGTCCGTCATTTGATTTTTGTAATACTCCCAATAGATATAGAGGTACTTCTTCTCCGTGTCCACAGCGAGCCGGACAATAGCGTTATACGATCCCTCAAAACCAAAGTCCATGCCGACTCGTTTAAGTGGGCGGTGAATGTTTTCGATAGCCTCCATGACTTCTTCGTGCGGACGCTCTTCAAATTGAGGAAGAACCCGCACACCATTAACGCCAAAGCGCCCCTTCCGCGCAATACGGTAAAGGTCTGGATCATAATCTTTCAGTTCATCGAGCTGCTTCACATAGCTTTCGGGCAGAAACAGATTATCTTCCGCAGTTGAATGATGATAATAGGTGTCATTCACAACGATCGTCCGCTTTTCATAAAGCTCTTTATCATCAAGCACAAACCGTTTTTGGCGGTCATCTTTGAAGAAATGCCGGAATGTCCAGTTATCCTCTCCGACCGGGTTTGTAGAAAGAATCATGTGGAGCGGCAATGTCGGGTGACGTAGGCGCCCAAGCAATTCCTTAAAGCCTTCATACTTCACCTCAGAACATTCCTCAATCCATATGATCGAAATGTTATTAATTGATTTCAGCTTGGCCGGCTTATCCAGCCCTTTAAAAATAATTCGGCTGCCATTCGGAAACCGTATTTGCATCGGTGACGAAACACACCTAACAACGTGATCAATCTCTAATTCGTTGACAATCTCTTCGAAGAGAGAAAAGGTTGAGTCTCTGTGTGTGTCATAAACTTCCCGGATAACAAGCGCTGTCCGCTTCTCTGTGAGTAATTTCAGAATGATCTTCAGCGCAGCATGATAGCTTTTCGATGACCCATAGCCGCCAACCAAAAACTGAAACTTTTGGTTCCAGTCAAAAAGGAAATCCTCGAAATGTGGGTTTACTTTTTTAACAGTCATCAGCTGTCATCCTTATCCTTGCGCTTACGCTCTATTATGATATTCACAGAGTTATCCACAGGTCTTGCGGTCAAGCGTTCAAGCTCAGCTTGTTTTGTCTCGTTTGTCAGATACATGGCGCGTAGCTTCAGATCGTGTTCATCCATAGAGCGGGTGATATCATGCTTTTGACGAATAGCCTTCAGCCGCCTGTCGGTAACACGGGTCATTGCTTCTTCAATATTTAAGATATCGTCAATGGACCGCATCGCTGTTTCTTCCACTTCCGTGACAACCAGCCGCTCGTTCATAAGCGGCACATGCTTTACAAGTCCTGTTTTCTTGTCATTAGTTGGGATGATGTCTTTTACCTTGCGCATTTGTTGAAGAACACGGCGCTGCTTCTCATTTAATCCATTTTCAATTCTCATAATGCGTTGCATCATACGCCGCTCTTTTAAATAAAGCTCCCGGATCGTTAACTCAATTTGATAGAGCGGGTCAGTTTCAATCTGATCAAACAGCTCTTTTTCTGTATCATCCATGAAATCAAACAAGATTGATTCATACTCACCTGTACGCACAGAGTTTTTATTTCCTTTGGGAGCGGCACCGCCTCTGTTCCCTTTGGCGTTTTTGTTGCCAGGCGGCGCCTTGCCTCCTTTATTACCCCGGGCATTTTTGTTACCTTTTGGAGCGCCCGGACGAAAAGGAGCGCTCCCTTTCGATTTAGGAGCGCTCCCATTGATTTTTTCTTCCCATTTATCATTCGCTTTCCATTTGCGGACAGTGCTGCTGGTGACGCCCAATTCATCGGCAATGTCTTTTAATTTCTTGGTTCCGCCGCTCTCTTTCCACAAATGAAAAGCCTCGTCTCTGCGTGGATCTCTTTTTCTTGGCATTACATCATCACCCACCCCCGAGCCATCTAATTGAGTTTGAGTTTGTTTTTAGAAAATCAAAAAGGCCTTACGAGGCCTTTTGATCATTTACCTAATACATTTTTTATTTGTTGAAGTGTTAGATGTTCTCCGCCAGCATCTTCTCTGACTTTTGTCCAACGTGAGAGCAACTCATTATAATAACGAACTCTGTTTCTATGAGAATTCATTTCTATCTTTCCTTCTTTGATCAGGTCTTCCATTTCAGAATAAAGTCCCGCTTCTTTCACAACATGGTTTGCAAAACAGTAATGATCCGGTTCTTCATTCCCATCAAACCCTTGGAATAAAACATCTTCTTCAGAAATTTCCTCTTGTTCTTCACTTGTCAGATTCTTGAAGCCAAAATATAGAGCTCTATACATAGTTAAAACATCAAAAACCTTACGGGTAATTTCAGGAGAAAACTCATCTTCAATGTGCCCAAAAATCTCTTCATAAAAGTGAGAATAGCCATTATAAAGCACTTCTATGTTTCTTTCATATTCAGCCTCGCTTTGAGGGTCTAATCTTTTTAGGATTTCCATTTGGTTGATTAATATAGCTCGCTGCTCTTTTGTAAAATTTAATGTCATTAAATTCGCTCCTTATATTTTTTATATTCTCTAAGGACTTATGACAAGTTACTAAGAACTATTATAATGAATGACTTCCATGTTTTACCTCCCCTTTATGAATATTATACTAAGAGGAGAGAAAAACACAAAAATGTGAGATAACTTATATTTCTTCATCCTTCTGAAGCTGTATATCAAGCTCTATGAGCTTTTTTAAGTCGTCCACAGTGTTTACCTCTATTCGACCGTTTTGAAAGTCTCTGATCCACTGTGCAATGCCTGCACTAACGATTTTCCGATACTTCTCTTTTGATTCACTGATATTTTCAAGAACATCGGCTTTATGTAAAAGCAGAAGCTTTTCCTTCTCTTCATCAGAATAGGAACATACGTTTGTTTTTTCTCTTGTCATGCTCCCCGTCCTCCATTACAATATGAATCAGAGCGTGATTTCCCACAAACGCGGCCGCGTCATGATCACGCTCTCGACAGGGAGCTATCTCTGTTGTGATTGGAGGGTGTTAGCAGCACCCTCTTTTTTTGATTTTTTCCCAAAAACCTCTCGAGTTCTGTGTAGGACTCATATATGCTGTCAGAGCAAAGGAGAGGATAGATATGAATAAAGATATTTTAGATCTTAAAACTACGGCAGAAGCGGCTCGTGCAGCCTACAAAATGGGGCACTTAAGCCGAGAGGAAGCGATAATTAAAATAGAACCTTACTTGATTAGAGTAAATGAAAAAGCAGTGGCTATCGCAAAGAAATATAACCAACGCCCTCGTAAAGTTTCATTAACTTCTTTTTTAAGATGACGCCTGATGGGGCGTCTTTTTATTTATGCTTCCTCAATAAATTCTTCCAAGTGGGAAACATCAATTTCTTTAAAATTATCCTTTATGTTCTTTGGATCTCCTTTATAAAAAACCAACACATTTTGATGAACCTTTACTACTTTTCTATTAACAAAGGTATTCGCTGCTCTTACACCAGCTGTTCCAAATGCATTAATAAGAACTATCTCGTTATAAAAGTGAAGGCCCGATTCCAGGAATGCCTTTTTGGTATCGTCAACAAAATTTCTGTATATGCCTTTTTTATCTCTTATATCACCGACCACAAAAACTGCAAACCTATCATTTTTCAGCCTGGAGGCACCCCTCTTTATTATTTCCGAATAAGCGGCAACAAAATCATCATACTCCATAGTGCTAATATCATTTGGATTATCGGAATAAACTTCAAGATCACCATAAGGCGGGCAGCTAAACATCAAATCTATTTCATTTTCAGTAATGTGACTGTTAACATTTAAACTGTCATCACAAATCCAGTTAGGCATTTTTAGCCCTTCAATAGTAGCTGCGTTCATTTTATTTGCTTTAACCTGCTCCTCCCTTATATCGATTCCGTAATATTCATAATTTAAGAAAGAAGCCACAATCCCTCTTACACTTCCACCCGCGAACGGATCATAAATTTTTCCGCCATCAATATTGAACCATTTATAAATTATTTCACATAAGACAGGATCAAAAATTGACGTTCCTTTCATTTTTTTTGCGTACTTCGAAAAATCCGGGTATAAAAGATTCTCTTCTCTTCCTTCATCTGAACTAATTCCTATAGCGTGCCATGCCCGTTTTCTTTCCTGCCAATACCCCTGGCGAGCATCGAAAATTGAAAACGGAGGGATGATAAACCTATCAACTAAACTCTCATTAGTATTTGTTTCCCCAGACTCGTTAAAATCAAAATCAACATCTTCAGATACATCTAAATCGAGTATGCCTTCTAATTCCTCTGTACTAAATCCAGTGGGATCAATGTCTATATTAAGATCGTTTAATTCTCTTAGTATTTGTTCGAGCTTATCCTCGTCCCAGTCGCCGCCGGTTTTGTTGAGTGCAAGATTGAGTATTTTCTCATCGGTTTCACTCAGGTTTACAACTGATACTTCTAACTCTGCCGGCTGGCGCTCCATAAGTATTTTAAATCGTTGATGGCCACCAACTAAATTCCCTGTTCTCTCGTTCCACACAAGAGGTTCTACAGTACCAAATTTATTTATTGAAGACTTTAATTTTTCATAATCGGGATTACCTGGCTGAAGATCAATCCGAGGATTGTATGTAGCGGGGTTAATCTTTTCTACTGGTATAGTTCTAATATTCATGATGTATCGCCTCCTGGTACAAATAAAAAAGCACCCCGAAGGATGCTTAAGTTATATTCCGTTTGCTTTCTACAAAACATCAAAAAGGTGTGTCACTTCACTTTTCAACCGCATACCTTTTTGATGTTTTACGGTCTATAAAATTTTACGTATTTGCCATCTCTGTCAAACCAGCCTCTGAACGCCCAGTTATCCCAGCCGCCATCTCCTTGGTTTGTGAATTCCCCATCTTCAAACACCCAGATCCCGTATACCACTCCATTTAGAACGGCAGATCCATAGAATTTGACGCCTCTGAAGTGATCGTCGTAATTCTGGGCCAAATTAAATACCATGACATTATATTTCTGCCCCGCAGAGTAAAAAGTAGATTCCATCATATTTTTGACAAAACCCGGTCGATTTGCGTTTTGCACAACAGCATCTCGGATTGAATTTGCTATGCCGAGGACGTCAAGATTTACATTGAAATTAACACCAGGGATACCAGTTCCGGCTTTAGGCTGATTAAGGTTCATTGTTTGTTTAACGGCTGGTGCTGAGGAAACAGTGGGTTCAGCCTCTTTTTCTTTAGCGTGGGCAAAAGCAGGCAGACTGGAAGTAGCGAGCATCAGAGCGGTGACGGATGTGATTATCTTTTTATTCAATTCAATTCCTCCTTTAGATTTTAAAGATATCCATAGGCTAACAACAGACAACTTAATACTCGTTTCCTGCTTTATGCCCCCCTCCTTTCTATGAAACCAGTATATAAAGTTTCTCGTTTAGAAAAATGATGAAAATTTAGTATTTTCCGATAAGTAATAAATCATATAAATGGGCAGAAAAGAAATTAGACCACGGGACAAATCGATCGGTCATGTCAATCAATTGAGTCTTATTTAATAAAAATTTTAGTAAATTTTTAACCTTTTCAAGAAAATTTGTAAGAAAATATCACAATTGTTTTCAACGTGGTCAAAAAGATTCATTTTCAACGCTTTAAAGGAGAACGGTATAACAAAGCGTGGGTCATAGCGGTTTTGAATGCCTGCTGCCTCCACATTCAAGCCGTTAACCGCCAATTGTCTATTCTGAGACTTACTAGAAGCAGTTTACAGAGAACATAAAAAACGCCCTCCCACTTAAGAAAGCGCCTAAATCATCTGAATAAAACCATATTTTGCAGGGAATAATTATTTTGCAAGCAAATATTATGCTGCTGTTAGAACCGCCCGAATTCACTGAGAAAGCCTCCCTCTTTGTTGATCCTCGCTTAACAATGGGAGGCTTAACTCACTATAAAATATGGTTTATTAACGGTAATTGACATGGACGAAAAACATATTACTATTGTTTACGGCGAATACGGCCGCCTGTCCGTTTATAGGTGTCTTTTCTGACTCCCATGATTTCTTCCCAATCCCTTCTCGTCAAAGGATCAGCTTCCTTTGTTGAGGGGCTTTTCTCTTTTTCAAGTTGCTGTTTCGTTTCTGCAGATAAAATGTCTCTCATCTTCATCTTTCATTTCTCCTTGCCGAATAAGCACCGCCTTACGCTATTCGCTTTTATTTATTTGTGGCCCGCCGATTTTCCCCAGGAGGTAAGCAAAGAAAATGGAGAGCCGGTTTAAAAGACTTTCCTTGCAATCGGGATCTCACCGTTTGCGTTCCCCGTGACTATCGCGCGCAATACTGCATAGACTCCAGCCGCTCCTCCTGTGAAGCTAACGGCCTTCATTGTCATTCGATACATCCGAGTGCACACTTGATACGGGAAAGGTGCGTCTCCCAATCTGCCATAAAAAAAGCGGCCACTAATCAGATGCACAAATAGACTCATGCAAAAGATCAGCGTCCGCAGGTTTCTCCTTTTGGGACAGATATTCACGTTCGTTTTCTTCTTGTCTCTATCGTATGACAAACCGCAGCTAAAAAAAGTACCCATTTTATCCCCCGTTTTGTCGGCTTTTTGTCGGCATTTTCTCGGCTTTTTATCGGTGTTTTTTTGGACATACAAAAAGAGCAAACCACTCAGGCTTGCTCTTTTACATCAATCCCACCATTTTGTAGAGACACTTGTTGCAGGGTTTGTTAGTTTCTCCAGGTGTAATTCTGCTTTTTTATTATCTCCATCAACAAAACTACGTACATTGAATACTACTTCGTATGTTCCTTTTTGGTTAGCTAAATTAAAGCGAGAGACTGTATCATTGATAACTGGATCTTCTTCTACAAGCTTATACTGCCATGCGAATCCAGGGCCAATATATGGCTGAGAAATCTGAATTCCAAGGTCTCCTCCACCAGAATAGAATGTTTTTGAACGAGTTTTAAATGTTGAAGAACCTAAGTAATCCCACTCTCCGGCTCCTAGAAGAGAAAATAAGCTTATGTCATCTGATATTTTTCTGATCTTAGGCTGCACGCTAGATTCATCGTTAACCCCATCTTCTGGACCATCTTTTGCTACAACTGGATCAATCACATCAGATCGTCCATCTTCCGAACCAATTTCATCTCCAATAGGATCAATTTTATACTCTTCCGCTTTAACCGTGTTAACACCGATCCCAGACATAAAAAACCCTGCAACAATAGCACTTACAAAGAATATTTTTTTCACTTTCCCTTATCCCCCACACAAGTTATTTTATTTTTTCAATCGATTTAACAGGTACTTCTGACGGATTAAAATACAGGTCAATCCTTTGAACAGTCACAAACACGACAGAAAAAATCACTGAACAAACCAACGTTAGTAAGAGTATTTTCCACACTTTTAAGTCTTTCATCATCTCTCCCTCTTTTCTTATTGGTAATATTCTACCTATTCCAATAATAAACTTAATAGGTAATAAGTACAAGTGGGGATAAGGGATTTTTTGTTAAAAACTTTTGAACATGAAATTCAAAAAAATAAACAGCACGATTATCGTCACAACAATAAAGGCTTCTCTTGTGAAGTTTTTATCATCTTCTTTTTGCTGTTTCTTTCTCTTAATCTCTTCTCTATATTTTCTTTGAACCTCTTTCTTTTTATCATCCATTATCTAAACTCCTCTGAGTCCTTTTTCTTTTTATCACTTGCACCCCTCCTTTCAGTTATTGCAATTTTATCGTGCAACCAATAAGTGCACCAGTGAAAAAAGCCTTGACTATAAAGCCTTCTCGCTTGGCTGAGACTCTAAAGATGAATTTAATTTAACGGACAAAAAGACAGCCCTCAGATTATTCCGAGCGCTGTCGCGATATTGTAGATGGCCTGTCTTTTCACCTGATAAAACTTATCTCTTTTGAGGCCGAGCTCAGTCATAATTTCTAAATCCTTTATTTTTCTTGGAGACAAATATTTCTTTTCAAGAATACTGCGCTCATCTTGGTCAAGGCAGTTCTCTAGCGCCCTATCCATCTGCTTGACCTTCAGCTCATTATAATCAGTGTTTTTTCGTAACTGCGGAAACAGCCCGATGATTCCCTTTTCCTTTTGCTCTTGTCTATTTTCCGCTTGGGTTTTTAATGATCTATACGTTTTGAGCTCTTTAATGACGATGTTACGTACTTCTTTTTCATTTACTTCTGGAATGAATGACAATTGTTTGACTGCTTGCACTCTGTTCCCTCCTTAAAGTAATAGAGCGGGCGTCAAACACCCAGCCTTATGCCGAATGTCTGATGTCCGCAATTGCTCATTTTATTTGGTAACGAAATTGAATCACTTGACGTAAAATTTCGCTGATTCAAATGTTCCGATATAGTTCCGTTTGCCGGAATCAGAATAGCAGTCCAGCTGAATGACATAGGTTCCTTTCCCGGTCTTATTCCGGATCGATTTCACATTGAATGATTTCAGAGGCGTTGCCGTTTTGAAGCTGCCCCGCTGAACCAAATTTGTATCAGTCAGCCCGCCGCCGCTACGCTTCTTGTACACGCCAGCCGTGTAATAAAGTGCCCTTGAGCCTTTCTTCTCGGCTTTCCAGTCCACCGTTGAGGCGCCGGCCGTGTAAGTCGTGGCATCCGTAAACACCCGGCCGCTGTACCCGGATTCATTTTGCCAACCGGACCATGCGGCGGAAGCAGACGGCGCAACGGCCGCGGCTCCCGTAAGTAATACTGCTGATAGCATGATTGATTTGAATCGTTTTTTCATGATTGTGCATCCTCCTTCATCATCTCTTCAATCTTTTTTAAATCTCGGTAAGAGATACTCGAACCGCCTTCCCAGATGATTTTTCGTTCTTGCAAGTCGAATATCTCCAAAGTGTCGTATAAAAATCTTTCAGGTGTGTTTCGTGTTTGTTCTGTCAGTTCGTCGATTGAATCAAAGTCAAATATGCTATCAGACAGGGCGCCGCTCGGGTAAAACAAATCATAGCCGAATACGATAAACCGCTTATATCTTCCGTCCATGTCTTCTCACTCCCAATTCATTCATTTTGCTTCCCCCTCCAATTCATTTTGGGCAACCGTTATAGTGAATTGCATATTCTTAATAGTTTGCTGTAAAGCCTTCTTGTATCTGCTCCTTTCCCCGCTTAGATGCTGAATGTCCTTTTGAGCCTGCCGAAATTGATTGACCGCAATGTCCTGCTGGCGCTGGTGTTCCTCAATGATAGCCCGCTGTTTGTCAGCCAGTTCAGCTTGTTCAAGAAGCCATCCTATTTCCTTTTGTGGGATGTAAGTAAGCTGTTTTAACCGTTCAACTCTCTCACTCATTTCCGTTTCCTCCCCGCAGGGAATGTCCCTGCTATTTGATTTGGAATCAAAACAAACTCATTTGATGCCATTCATTCGGTTCAGGCACTTCACTCTGACTGGCATCAGTTATCCGGAATAGTTTCTTTTGATAGGCTCCGCAATGGGCGTTTACATTGTTAAATTTTGATACGTAGAAATGACTTTCTCCTAAAGGAAAGAGGAAATACTCTTTTCCTTTTTCAAGCGGTGTAATGTCTGCGCTGAGACATTCTCCCTTCATGGCCATAAACATTCCTCCAAAAAAAGAGGGGAGTTCCCCTCCGCGTTACGGCAAGAAGCCATAATCGTAATTCAGCTTTGTGTGCTTGCTATTGGCTGTCTGTACAATGGTCTTTCCATATTCCGGTGTATCTACAAGATAGGCTGACCCGCTTGAGCCATCCAAGATGATCAGCTTCGTTTTTTGATCTTCCATTAAGTCCTTAACGGAAAGTTGATGTAAATTTTCAATTTTTTCAGGTCTGTTCATATTGCAGCACTCCCCGTGTTATAATTAATTGTCGAGATTAACTAAAACCGGGGCCTTGTGCTGCGGTTTTTTTATGTTATACGGGCACCGCGTTTGTATTTCAGTTCAGACAATTCCCGAAACCATTCTTCATCCCCCATAAATAAGGAAAAATCAATCATTGTATCAAGGTCTTCGGCATGCAGCGTGTCATCCATCTTCTTCACTACCCGGCTTGAAGCATTTATTATTTCTCCATCTACAAGGCGGATAACAACTGAGTTCCTTCTGATTTCCTCTACATATCCCGTTACGACGATCCCGTTCCCCTTTGCTCTTACCCAATCACCTTCAAATATCTCAATCATCGCCTTCTCCTACTTTCTTTTTAATGCCGAGAACGACATTGCCTGACTTCTGTTCAAAATCTGTAACGTATGTCACTTCTACTTCAATTGAGCGGCCAGTGTATCCGTCCTGCCATTCATTTAGAGAGAGGGTATCCCCTTCCTTAAATCCTCTATCATCGTGCCTTATTTCAAAAGTTTTTCGGCCATCCTTCAGCGCTTTAAAATATTCCGGTAAGATTTTCAGATGATGTCTTACGCTCATATATCATCACCGTCCTCATTATCTGCTTCTTCCCAAGCCGTCTTGAAAGCAGTTTCTAAAAACCATAGTTGTTTTTCTAATTGCTCATCTGTCATCGCGGAAAGATCAGGACCATGGCCAGGAACCATGCGGAAATCACTCAATTTTTCTAAGAGCTTTTTTCTCTTCTCTGTCATCTTCTTACCCTCCATCCATTCCGGATCCGGCTCACCAGCTCGTATTTCTTTAAAGGTTCATAGAGGTGGACAGCTTGTCCATCCTCTATGCGAAACAGCAGATACCAACGCGGCTGCTTTTTCCTTCTCCCCATTTATGCCGCTCCGTGTTCGTCCTCGTCCTTATTCTCATCCTCTTTTTCATCCTCGGTTGACGGCTCGGGTTTATCAGCTTCATCAAGAGGAACACGCGGCGCCTGCTTTTCCATCGGCTCTGCCTCCGCTTCCTGATCCTGCTTCCAGTCCCACCAAGCTTGAGCATACGGAGCAACTTCTTTTCTGTACTCGTTGATAAGGTCTATAAGGCCCTCTGCAGACATTACATAATCATTCGCAATCTTCCGGTATGATTCACCCTCTATGCGCCGCTTAGCCATTTCAGTAATGTATACAGGGAATCCATCAAGGATCGGGGCCATATCTTCAGTAATGAAGGAGTCAACAACCTTTCTCTCGATTTCCTCTGTTACTTCTTCGATTTTTGGCTTCTCTTTAGGAAGCCCGAGGTTTGCCTCAAGTTGTTCTGGTTCCGGATCTGCTACCTTTACAATTCCATCAGAGCCAACTGTGTAATTAATAATCGGGCGATCGGTGAGCGCGTTGACTTGTACATTAAACTGTACAACCTCGCTCTCCAGTTGCGCCTGAACGTCCTTATCAATCATCTCGGCTAAATTTTGAATGCCGCTTCCTACCTCTTTAGTTGGGACCTCCAGAACGACCTCGGTAATTCCTTTGGGTTTGTGGTTCACCTTTTTTACGATTCCTTTGAAGTCAACGAAAGACATAATTGTTCCTCCTCTTGTGATAGTGGTTTTACTAGAATTTCGATTCTTGGGTTTTGGCTGTAATACTTACTGACATGGAGGTCTACAATTTGACTGTCATCATGCCAGAGGACTTTATTTAAGCCGTCTTTAATGCCCTTTATATAATTGTCCACATCAGGCTTTTTGCTGGGTCTTAGTAATCCTTGTTCAGCTTCAGCCGCTTTTTTCTTACTGAAACTCTTCAAGGTAGATTTATAGACCTTGACTCTTAACTCAAGCGGGCCCGTCAGCAAGGAACTTGGCCGATGATCTGAGGCGGCAAGTTTAACGTATTGCTTAAAATCCCTTGATTTCTTTGGATCATATAACCTGGTCATGCCGTTTCTTGTGGCTGCCCTGGGGCGCCCCTGTGCAACTGGCTCCCCATAAATAGTAAATTGGATCATGCTGTTACCTCCCGTCATCCTGAATCCACTGCTGTATGATCATTTCCTGCTGTTCGCCTTCCTTTACCACGTAAATGAGTGCCAGGACGGTGTACATCAGCAGGATTCCTCCTCTTCGGATAGCTTGCGGCCAAACTGGCATTTTACTTGAATTGTGAGGTTCTCCAGATCGAATAGCGTCAAATGGCTCAAGTCCGCTCCTTTTTCAATGGAATAGCCATACCGAATCAATTCATTGATTAGAAATTCTCTCCGCTTCTCCACTTCATTATTTGGCATAAAACCGCTCCTTTTTAACCCACAAGGGCTTCCATTTGTCTATCAAGGTTTAAGAATCGTCCGTACTCTTTAATAAAGGCAGCCATGACAGTGCCGACGGATCCGTTTCTTTGTTTTGCAAAAATGATTTCCACTACGTTTTTCAGATCGCTTTGTTTATCGTAATAGTCATCCCTGTAGAGAAAACTAACGATATCGGCATCCTGCTCAATGCTGCCTGAATCTCGAAGGTCAGACATCATCGGCCGCTTATCTTGCCGCTGCTCAACGCCGCGAGAAAGTTGAGAAAGAAGAATGATTGGCACATTGAAGGTCCGGGCTATGTTCTTCAATTCGCCCGTTATGCTTGCGACCTCTAAGTTTTTCGTTTCAAATTTGCCGATAGGTCGGATTAATTGAAGATAATCAATCACAACCAAATGTTTTTTGTCCGGGTGGTCCTTTTTGGTCTTCCGAATGGCAGAACGAATATCAGCCACTGACTGTGACGGTTTATCATGAATATAGATGTCTAATTTTTCATATTCACCAATGGCCCGATTTGCATTTTCATAGTCTTTTTCACTGAAATACTTGTGCGGGTTTCTCCATTTTGTACCCTCGATTGAACCTAAATTGCTGAGCATCCGGTTAACGAGTTGACGGTCGGACATCTCCAAAGAAAAAACATCGACAACCCCACCTTTTAGCGCTGCATTCTGCGCCAAACTTAGAGCGAAAGCAGTCTTTCCCATAGAAGGCCGGGCAGCTACGATAATTAAATCACTGTCCTGCCAGCCGCCAGTCATAGCATCTAAATCGGCCAAACCGGATTCCACACCTGTTATTTCTCCTTTTTCTTGATACATGTCTTCGTAAATCTCGGTTAAAACATCCATCTTAGTTCGTTTATTTGTAACACCGATCTCCTGCAGCTCCACGGTCTTCTGATAAACCTGCAAAATTCCCTCATCGCTTGGATTATTTGCAAAATCAAGAGCGGCCTTTTGCATATCACGCAGTTTAAAAGCTTCGTAGATTAATGTCTGATAGGTCTCGAAGTTAATAACAGATGGAACAGCACTGGCTAAATCGACAAGATAGCCGGTGCCGCCGATCGCTTCGACAGTTTCTCCTAACTCTGTAACCACCGTCACGATTTCAACAGGCTGGCCAGAGGAATCTACATCTCGCATAGCCTTAAAAATCCGTTTATGCCGCTCATCTGCGAAGTGTTTCGGCTCCAAGGTGGTTTCCTTAATCAATTCATTTTCAACAAGGATACAGCCCAACAGGCTCTCTTCTGCTTCAAGGTTTTTTAGCATGTTTTGCATTCCGTTCCCACTCTTTCTGTTGCTCTAAAAACTCATTTTTCTCTGGTTGTTTGACTTTAATTTCTGAGATAGTCGGAGGAAATGGTTTATTAGAAATATGCTCATTGACTTTGTCATAAACAGGTTTGAACGGCATTTCAGTCAGATGCTCCATCCATAATCCAATCCGCTCCATACCCACATCCCCTGTTAAATCAAAGCGGGTATACGCGGCGGAGAGCCGCCTTAGAATTTTCATTGCTTCTTCTTTTTTCAATATGATCACCCCATCGAAATGCCGTTTTCTTTGGCATATGCTTCAAGTGCGGCAAAACTCTCCTCTTGTTTTGATCCGCGCGGCCGGAACTCCGAAACGTTTGTTTTTGGAGGTGGATTCTGTTTAGCGTGCCACCTGTCTAAAATACCTTGCTCACAGTAAGTAAAGGATTTGATACCATCCGCTCGATGCTTAGGAACGTAACGATCAAATATTTCATCTATCCAAGTCAGGACGTCCCCAATTGGAATTTGTTGATCAAGGATTCTGTTTATGGCAGCCACATCATATGGGGTTGTAAACATGCCGCCCTTTCGGGACAGGTACTTTTCCTCGATTTTTTGGAAAGGAGACAGTTTCTCATCAATTGGTTGGGATATTTGCCGCCTTTCTGAAAAGCTCTCTTCATTTACGATTCTTTCAGAGCCTTGAAATTTCGAATAGTTCACAATGGTCCAGAGCATTCCGTATTCCGTTTCCTCTGCAGCAATCATGCCTTTTGCTTGAAGCCTTTCAGCTGCAGCCTTAATTGCCGCTCTCGTAAATCTGGTTAACCCTCGTCCCTTTTTTACTGCTAAATCATCACATAGTTTTGAATACGAGCGGATATATTGTCCTTTCTTCAATTCATAATCATTTATTTTCATACCGTCCTGATAAGCTGCTTTAGCCATTAAGAAGGTAAATAGCCTAAAGCCCACATTATCTGTAAAGATCTCATGATCGACGACTGACTTGTATAATTTCACCCAGCCTGACAAGAGCCTTCCTCCTCTCCAAAGAGTTTATTTTCTTCGACAAAGAGCGTAAGTGCCTTTAATAGCCACATATTCAAGGCTCGGCTCATACTTGCTCATGAATGTCTTAATATAATTCTCAAGCACAGCTTTTCTCATATGCGGAGCAGAAGTCTGTGCCAAAAACACATAGCAATAAGGATACGTAGTTTTAATCAGTTCACTCACGGGATATAGACAACCTTTCCTGTCAATTTCATGATGTCTTCTTTAAAGATCTTTTCGTCGCTGTTTGATTCTGAAAGATGAAGCAGCCATATCTCCTGTACTTTGCTTAAATCATTGGCCATTAAAAATTTCTTGACGTTTTCTAAACTAAAATGAGATTGTAAAAGGCGCTTTTTCATGGCGGGAGCGGTAATGCCGCTCTCAATATTTTCATTCAATATCTCCTCTGAGTAATTGCATTCCACCATGATATGAGTGAGACCAGGGAACCTATAGCGTATGTAATAGGTATCAGTGGCGAAAAGCAGTTTATCCCCGGCGTCATTCGCCAATAGGAAGCCATACGGCTCCGCTACATCGTGCTGCACGTCAAAGGGCATAATAGACCAGGAACCAACCTTAAACGGCTGTTTTACGGGCACAGGCTTAATTCTGTTATGAGTGAGGCCAATTGCTCCGGCCGTCCCAGGAGACATATAACAATCAATGCCGGCGTTCAGAACATCCTTAATAGCTTTGCAGTGGTCCCCATGTTCATGAGAGACAAGGCAGCCAGCGAATTGAGACATTCTAAACTGAAAGCCTTTTTGCATCTGTTTAAAGCTGATGCCGCATTCCAAAAGAAGCGGGGTCTTACCATCGGTAACCCGATAGCAATTCCCCTTACTGCTTGATGACAGGGCTGTAATTTCAATCAAAAGTCTGGTCCGTTCTCAAAAGCAGAGGGTTTGTTCTCTGGAGCTTCAGTCTTTGCTTCTACCGCCGGTTCTTCCCTAAGCTCGTCCCCGGATTGAGTCTCTGAAACTTCTTCATATTGCATGTCCAAAACCTCAGAATTTGCGTTCTCCTCAATCTCGGCCTTTGTGGCTTCCTCAATTGCTGTATCATCTGATTTTTGAATAGTATTCATCAGAAGGCTTTCATCGTCTGAGCTATTTAAAAACCGTTTGCAGGCCCGATTTATTACGGTCTTCTTTGCCATCTCCTGCTTATAGTCATCATGTGTCGATCCTTTCTTCTCTGCGGTTTGATCTTTTCCCCAAAATTGCGCTTTACTCCATGCTTTTCTGATTTCATCAATTGTCATGAGTTCTATATAGTCAGTATCATTTTCAAATTCAAGTACACAATAAGCACCCATGATCTTATCTTTATTGATATTTCCAAATTTGGTTTTATGTTTGAAATTTGTAATTTTCGCTTTTTCGATCTCATACTCAACGTCATCACCTTCATAGATGACTTGAGCATTTATCTCTTTAACCTTAGCCACTCTTTTTGTTACAGCCATTGTTCCCATATACGAACGTTGAAAAGTCAGTGTATTCCCATAAGCGATAAAGTATCCTTGCTTCTTCATCGGGTTAAGACCCTGCACAACCATGTCTAGCAGTGCATTAGCAACGCTCTCCTTTGTACAAACATCGAGTACAGGTCGGTTCCCATCTTGTTTACCGGTTTTCGTGTTCTGTAGCATGAGATATGCCGATTTCAAGGCGTTATCCGGTGAATATGAAGGGGGGAAATGAATCTCCCCATTTTCCTGAAACGTCTGAACTTTTGCAGCTACTTGATCGACCACAGTGCTCTTCTTCGTTGTATTTGCTACTTGTTGATTACTCATTTGAATCCTCCTCATCCTCGTACACAAATTTCACCTGTTTTCCCTTATGCTCAATTAGAAAATTTTTAAGCAGTTCAGCAAAGTCGGAGGGTCCGACTAAATCTCTTTCTAAAATCGCATCTTCTGGACATTCAGAAAGCGGACCCACATGCATAATCTCTTCCGAATTTATACGCAAGGTTTCACGGCGTTGATCTTCCCAACCTTTCCCCGTAACTACTGTTACTGTGACAATTTCACTCATGCACTTACCTCACAATCCACTGGAATGAGCGTACTATCTTCTAATTCAATCCGCAGCTGCTTGTCTTTTTCAGAGACAATCAGACTGAGAATCTGTGAATTTGTATCGATCAATTTAGTCACCGCTTCAGAGTTATCTACGAAGATTGGAGCAGAAATGCCGTAATGCTCATTAAGGGTATTAATGATGTCCAGTCCAACATTTATTCGGGCGGCGTTGTTCAAGCCGGAAGAGTACGGAATGCCTTCATATAGCGTTTCGCACGTCTCTTCAAGACCTCCATTGATCTGACTCTTAAAGAGCTTAAAGCGGGCAAATTTGAATTTGTTGTTTATTTTTTCTTCCAGGAGATCTACCTTTGTACGAACAAATTCCTCAGTCAAATAGAGTTGATGCTGAAGCCCTTCATACTCCTCGGCTAAGCCCTTCTGTTCCTCTTCAAGCTGCATGATCCGCTTGTTCACTTTTTTAGAATGCGAAATTTTCGCCAAATCTTTTTGAAGCAGCAGCATCTCCTGTTTTTTGCCGTTAATATCATCTTTGATCAATTGAATTGCTTCGTTCTTTGATGACTCCAATTGCTCAATCTGTTTACGGATGCTATCAATTTCTGATTGTTTGTTTTTGTAAGCATCATCCGTGGTGATATCTGACATGTTGCTCTCGGCCGCCTTGATTTCAGTATCAAGTTGTGACCATTCCTCACTTTTGCTCTCATAATCCTTCTGCAGTTTTTGAGCGGATGACTCTATTTCTGCAATTATGTCTTCTGATCTCTTCAGCTCTTCGCTACGCGATTTACCCCGCTCATTAATTTTTTCTAATTCACTGCTTTTGTGAGAATTGAAATTCTCTTTCGCTTGTTCAACCTGTTCCGGCGGTAATGCCTGGCCGCATGTAGGGCATTCAGTTTGATGCTGATCAAACGTTTCCTCATTCTTATCGAGCCAATTCTGGCGCAGCGACTGGATTTCCGCAGTTAATCTTTCCTGGTTGTCTTTTTCAAGCGACAGCTGACGGGTATTCGATTTAATCTCCAGAGAAATTTCCTCCAGCTTATTTTTTACTGAGAACAGTTTTTCTTTCAGTGCCCTGATATTGCTGTATTCTTTCTCCTGATGAGCATTTTTCATTTCCTGAAGCTCGTTCTCTATATGCAGGATGGCATTTCTTTTTTCCGATACCGCCTCTCCATTTCGAGCGGATTGCAGCTGATCATCCAACAAATCGATATCATTTTGGAGACAATTGATTTCGTCGTTTAATTCCTGTTCATTTAGGTCAGATATATCCTCGACCGACCGGAGCGCTTCATCAATCCTGACAGGAATCGCCTTCAACTCTTTATTTATCTTCGCTTGTTTGGCCGAGATTACTTTTCTGTGATCCTCAATTGATCGTTTGTTTAAGATGCTCTCTAAAGCCTTTACGGATGGATTCGCTTTAAAAACTTCTTCTTGCGTAATGTCACCGCAAATTTCAAGGAGAATCTTTCGTCTGTCCTGCCATTTCATTTGTTCATTGAAAAATGATGGAGAAGTGACAAGGCGGAAAATATCTTCCGAAATGATCCCATTTACACGATCATTGAACTCTTTTTTCTTTGCCGGCACACCATCAATAAAATAATCTGTGGTATGGCCAGAAAATACAGCCTGACTGCTGCCGCGCTTTCTCGTCCATTTCTCGGAATAAACTTTTTTAAGAGTGAGATGACTACCGTCAACAACGAAAACTCCTGTTACCTCATGATTCAATCCGGATACCGGTTCATTTTCTTTTGTCAGTGTCTTAATTTGAAAATCCTTTTTGTTTTGACTGTCTTTGTCAAACAGCAGCCAGATGAAGGCATCAAATAGGGTTGTTTTACCAGTGGCATTATCTCCGTACACCTTGGCATTCTCACCTTGAGTATCAAGGGTGAATTGCTTAACACCCTTGAAATTCAGCAGTTCCAACTTCAATAGCTTCATTTCCTTTTTCATTTGTTGCCGCCTCCTTCAGCTCTTTGTTTAAGAGCGCGATATTCCTCACGAGCGGCGGCAGTAGGAAAACGAAAAGCCGCATTCCCTTGAATATCAAAAGAGATAGATCCCCCGGCAGATGCCAGATTGACCTGATCGCGATAATTCTCGCTAAATGGCTCAGTGTAAAAAACTTCGTTCATTTGTCAAAGACCTCCAATATTTGATTTTTGGAAGGTGATAAAGTAAACTTGGTAGTACCAAAGATTGCAACACCTTCCGAAGCTCACTCTGCACAGTGAGCTTTTTTAATGCTTAAAATTTGTGTTTTGCCAGTGATGCTGAAATGTCATCAGATATTTTGTTCAATGTATTCTGCAGAACGTTAATATCTTTACTCTCTGCCAATAAGGATGCCATTGTCTTCACAATCGACATATCTGCACGGAGCTCGCCGATAATTTTTGTTGCCGCGACTAAGTCCTCCACAGCGTCAAACGTATTACCCAATTTACTCACACTCCTTTCTGATGCTTGCACGCATCGTCAGACCAGAGAAAGAGACAAAGTCAAGGGGGTTGTGGGATAGCGCCTCTCCCCCTGGCCTGACGACAAGAACAAACTTGCCGTGCTCTCAAAAGAGCGGTATAATAGATACGAACATTTGTTTTATGCAGTGAGCGTGCCGGCTTGCTGCTTTTTTATTTGTTCCATTCTGATTTGACATTCTTTTCTCGCTTCAGCGTCTGCTAAGTATAATTTCGCAGGATTTTCACGTGACTCCTCAATCTTTTCTCTAACTTGGCGCCCCTTCATGACTTTGCTGACAGACAAGACAAATTTCATTTCAAACCATTCCTCTCAATTTTTTTAATGATTCCGGATACTGGACAGATACTATTTTTGATGATGCCTTCAACTTTTCCACTCGTTCGGCAGTCTGATATCGTTTGATCTGGATCAACGAACGCAACACATCTTTATGAGCCTCAAACGCTTTAGCTGTGTCTCCCGTTTTTAACGCTTCCATGATTCTTGTGTGCAATGTTTCAATACAGATCATTTCCAGTGTTATTCCACTATGATGAATGCCCGTATAGACTGGCTTTTCCATTTCGTTTTTCATTTCAACCTCCAAATAGAGTCATGATGTTTTGGATGCTTTGAGCGACTGCACTCGGATCAATGCCGCATAACGTTGCAATCATAGCCTCCTTTGCATTTGTCGCTTCCATCCATCGTACGTATGTAGGAACATCTAAAGATTTTTTGTCGTTTTCAAATTTTGATATACAGCTGCGGGATCGGTGTAGTAATTCAGCTAGATGTTCTTGAGAAAGACCCGCCCGCTCCCGTGTGCTTCGAAGTAGTGCCCCTAATTTCAACTTGTTCACCCCCCCTCAATGTTCCAAAATGGAACATGTTCTGAAACAGAACAGATTTGTGTCGGAGCATGTTGTACTCTTAGGTGGAAGAAATCTACATTTCAATAGTAAGCACGCTGTTTTCTTCCTGTTCTTTTATCCATGCATTGAGTGAATCAACCCTAAAGAAAATCTTCCTCCCCACCCTAAAATGAGGGATTTGGTTGTTTCTTACCATGCTATAAATGGTTTCTTTATGAACCCCCAAAAAAGCAGCTGTTTCTTGAGGGCTTAATGCTGTTCGTTGCAAAATTTCACACCTCACCATTAATCATTATTTTTAGGGATTAACGGTTTATTTCTCATTACGAAATCCCTTAAGCACTACTTGTTTCTAAATCAGAAACGTTTTCTGCAAAAAAATCTGTTATTTTGCATTGTAAATGGTGTGCTAAGATCGGCAATTGTTCAGCTTTAAAAGCGTATAGGCCTTGCTCATATTTCAAATAACTTGAGCCAGTTTTGAAACCTAATTTTGTCGCCATATATTGCAGAGAGATTTTTAATTCTTTACGTCTATTCTTGATGAAAATTAAATTAAGCTGCTGCATTTCTTCACTCCTTTCGTTTCTGTTTCAGAAACACTGTAATCACATAATACATTTCTAAAACAGAAATGTCAACGATTTTTGTTTACAATTTAGAAACTTTTTTTGTTTCCATATCGGAAACGTGATATCATTTGTCTTACTTGGAAAGTGGTGAAAACATTGAATATAGGTGATCGGATCGTTTTATTAAGAGAAAGAAAAGGCTGGTCCCAAAGGGAGTTGGCTCGCCGTGTAAACCTAAATTATGCTGTTATGAACCGTATAGAAAAAGGTACTCGCCCTATTACTGATTCAGAAATTATTAGTTTATCTAAAGTATTGGATGTCTCTACAGACTACCTTCTAAAAGGTGACTCCCATGACTCAAAAATAGATGAACTCTTAAATGACCCTGAAACTTTAATTGCTGGCCGTGACGGAAAAATCACCAAGGAACAAGCGAAAGAGCTTTTAGAGTATCTTCTCAAAAAAGGGTTCGATGAATAGCAGACAATCATTCTCCACTTCTTAATTCTTAACTTCTTAATTCTTCTTTTGGTAAAACATTTGTTTAGCATTTGTTTAACAAAAAGAAAATTAACTGTTAAATTAAAAATTTTCAGCCCCATGAAAACATATAATTACCAAGGCTTTGCGGTAAGCGTGTACTGTAAAATAAACTGTTCACGAATAAGTAAATTGATTGAGATATAAAGAAAATCAAAAGGGGGACAAAAATTGTTTAAGAGGTTGGGGACTTTGCTATTGATTGCTTCGCTCGTGTTACTCACAGCCTGCAAAAATAGTGAAGAGTCTTCTTCTTCATCTTCCGGGAACAAAAGCAGTGTTCCTGATAATAGCTCGTCGGAGAGTCAGGATATTTCCGAAAACGGGCCCAATGAAGTTGGAGATGTATATGAAATTGATGGTGGAACAGCAAAAGTAACGGCCATAAGCAATAAAGAAACCACAGCTAAATCCGGCCCTATGCAACTTACTGTGAAAAGAGTAATTGCAGCGGTGGCTAATGAGAAAACGCCTTTTATTGAACTTGAACTGGAAGCGAAGAATACATCTGATGGAGTAGTGAATTTCACTCCAGATAGTATAAAACTTGCTACAAGCACCGGAGTACAAGTTGAGGAACCTTCTCTTGATGAAAGCGACGACCTTCTAGGAGAGTATATTGGGAAAGTGAAAGACAGTGGATCTGTTTTTTATATCTTTCAAAATGAAGATGATATAGAAAATTTAGATTCAATTCGTCTAAGGGTTGCATCCCCAAGCGATGAGAATGCTACAGCACTAGGGGATAAAATAGATATAAAGATTAACTTAGATCATTAAAATGAGCCTGCTTTTTCAGGCTTTTCTTTTAAACAAAAAACCGAACATAGGTTTGTAGTTACTGCAGGAGGATTTATTTTGTTTCAACTATCATTACTTGAAGAAAGAATTAGATCTATTTATTCCGGTATAGGAATTACTGAGCCAGGAACTGGAGACTTAGAAAAAATCGCAGAACGATTAAAGATATTAATTTACTACAAAAATGAAAAGAGTGTAGCTGTGAAATTACTGGGGATGGCTTGTATTATCCTTGATTCACGTATGTCTAAAAAGAAGCAATGGGAAGATTTTTGCCATGAACTCTGCCATCACATTAATCATGTCGGTGTTCAATACAAGATCCCATCCCTATTTAGGGAGCTGCAGGAGAATCAGGCAAATGCTTTTATGTATCACTTCGCTGTTCCCACTTTTATGTTGAGGAATCTCGTTTTACCGGCTTCCAAACGAGAGGCAATAGCCTACATATCCAACTTATTTCAAGTTACGTATCCATTCGCAGAGATACGCCTAGATATGTATCTCCGCAAGCTATTTAGTTTTAAATATCATGCTTTCCTAACTCAAAAATATACGGAGGAGGAGATCTTATATGCCAACTATTGAAAAAAGAAATGATAAATCTTTCCGTTTAGTCGTTGATATTGGCACTAAGAGCAAACGTAAACGGAAAGTAAAAACTATAAAAATAGATGATCCAGCCTTATTGAAAACTAAAAAGAAGCTTCGCCAATATCTTGAGAGCGAATGGTATAAATTCAAAACAGAAATTGAAGCCGGCGCATATATAACACCTGGAAAAAGAACTTTTAGGATGTTTATAAAAGACTGGGAGAAAAAATATGCCCTTCAACATTTAGATGATCAGACGATTGAAACTTATGAATATATTATGGGAAAAGAAATTTTGCCATACTTTGGTGATATGTACTTAGATGAGATTAAACCAATTCATATTCTAAATTTCTTAGATGAATACCAAGAAGAAAATAACGTTTCAACATCAAGTGTTCACGCTAGATATCGGATCATAAGAGATATATTAGGAAGAGCTGCAGAATGGCATATCATAGATGAGAATCCAGCTCAAAGTGTTAAACGTCCAAAACAGAAATATAAAGAGTATGACATTTATACTGAAGAAGAAATCAAGGAGATCTTCCATTTACTCGATGAGCATGCACCGCTGAGAAACAGGGTTATGATTAAGTTCGCCTTTACCGGTGGTTTTCGGAAAGGTGAACTGTTAGCCATTGATGAATCGGATTTGTTCTTTGACACAAACGAAGTTAGAATTGATGAGTCATTACAATATACGAAAAAGAATGGATACAGATTTAAAGAACCCAAAAGTAACTCATTCCGTAAAATCACAATGCCTGCAGATGTAATGAAAGAAGCAGCGATTTTATTACGGGAAATAAAGAGAAATCGGTTGATGTTAGGGGAACTCTGGCAAGGGACAGAAAAACTTTTATTGTTTGGGGGAGACTTAGGGAAACCCCAATACCCAACATCACCTAATACCTATTGGCAAAGGTTTGTTCAAAGACATAAAATTAAGCCTGGCCGGCTACATGACATGCGTCATTCCCATGCGACCATGCTGATAAATCAAATTGGAAAAGTGCCGGGATTAAACATCAAAGCAATTTCTCAACGTCTGGGTCACGCAAATGTACAGACTACATTGAATGTCTATACTCATGCCGGCCAAGAATCGGATACGCTAGTGGCAGACGCAATCAACAAATTATTAAGAACATCTTAA